CCTGAAAATAGCTCATTTTCCCCATCCCTCAGGAGCAGAACTCGTGTTTTTGGTCGTCCAAGCCTTCGAAAGGACGTTCGTAATCACAGAGTCTGCTGCGATGAAGGTGGTCAAACACGGCGGAGAAACACACAGCGAGATTCTAACAGTCGGCTGGTTCTTGTACGAAGGCCATTACGACAGCGCACAGAACGCAGTTGTTGGCCACAATTTTGGCGACTTCTGTTCTTATCTGAATGTCGCAACGGAAATTGTGCAGCAACTCGTACAAGGCCGTATGTACGCAACGTTGAAAAAGTATCCCTGCGACTGCCCGAAATGCCGCCTGTCTCGTGGGGAACTGGAGGAAGCCGATGTGGCGATGATAGTCATTCAGAAATTGAAGAAGGATTTACACTTGGAATAGGAGGACAGGGGCTATGAAAACTGAGTACAGAAAAAAGCATTTCCGCAGCAAAGCGTTGGCGACAATCAACACTGCGGAAAAAATCGCGCGAGAATACAGGCAGCAGGGCTTCAATTTGACCTTGCGTCAATTGTATTATCAGTTCGTCTCACGGAATCTCATTTCAAACACGGAACGCAGCTATTCTCGTCTGAGTTCCATCATCAGCGATGCCCGCCTTGCGGGTGTCGCTCCCCGCGCGGGAGCGTGGATTGAAACCGCAGACTCAACAGAAAGAAGAAAAACCATGAGCGTACAAAAGAATGATATTGCCCTATGCTCGCAGTGTAATCAGCCGACTCCTATGGAGCAGCTCACGCTCGTGAACGGCCAACTGATTTGCAGGCGTTGTGTCGAGCGGGCACATTCCTGCTGTGAAGGTCCGACGATGCTCCTCAAGGAGGACGAAGAACATAAAACCGGTGGAGGCAGATGCAATGGCCGTTCATAACATTTCAACAGCAGGCCGCAAAAGAATTGGCAGTAACTACAACAAAGCGCTGAACGCCCAGCTCGTGAAAATAGCTCGGCTTGCAAGATTCGGAAAGCCATCGAAACCGTTCGAAGTTTACTGCCAAGTCAAGCTGGAAAAGCTCGACCCAAATTATAACTTGGCCGACTTCCCAGGCTGGTGTTACACGTTGACGTACAGGGATTCAAAAGGCCGGCTCCATCAGCGCAAGCCTTTTGCTACGCCTGACGGTGCCATTTACTTCTTTCTGAATCACTTCAAGGGCGATGAATTCAAACAGCACTAACATTGAAGGAGCCTGACATGGACATAAGCAAGCTAATTCCTGAGCCACCAAAACATCAACGTTTCAAAAAAGAAAATGACAAGTGGCATTTTGGCACAATTCGCTCCGAAGATTCTGTTGCGTTGACATTTTGCGAAGTTGAGTGGATTGTGCGACACAGAGAAAATAATTTTAATCAGAAAATTTGGTTTGAAGAAATGACTGCGATTGCCAACACGGTCTATATGGAGCAAGCGGATGAATTAGCCTTGCAGATTGCCTTCATCAAGGCGAACAAAAAGGCCAGTGTATCCTTGTTGTATAAGCAGTTCGAAGAATTCTGCACGAAGGCCAGAGCGTGGAGACAGTTGAAGGACAAGCTCAACGCAGCAAAGGAGAACTAAAATGGGAAACGACACAACAAAATCCTACCATGATGATGAGCACAACATAAACATTTATGTTGACGAGCGATTTCTCAATCGCAAGCCATTTCTCGTCGTGATAATTTATCGTGATGTTGCTACGCAACTAAAACGAACTGTGCGGGTGAGTTCTTTCGAGTGGCAACAAATCAAGGACACAAACTACGTTATCGAAGGCCACAAACGGGTTTTTCTCAAGCAGGTCGCTGCAAAAAAGGCGGAACAGGATGAACTGAATAGGCTGGAGGCCGAAGATGAAGATTAAACGGAGTAAAAAGTTGCAGGAGAAATATCGCCAAAAACGATATTATGCAACGGGCCGTCCACGCTGGATGGCGGCCCTTCGCCGGCTGCGGAAAATAGCAAGCCCATCTAAAAGCCAATGCCGGATTATGCAGGCTTTGAGGGACCTACTACAGGACTCGTCCGTACTTCCGAAGCAATGCCCAGTCTGCAGCAGGAAAACAATCTTGATGCCCGTAATTGCTGCGGACAACAGCCTGCTGTTTATGTGCCGTCCGTGCATAAAGGACCTTCAAAGTGGAGGCATACGGCCAACATGCTTGGGCCGTGGTCGTCCAGACCGTATGACCGTCGTAAAGGCTGAAAACGGCAAAATTCGGCCAAACGAAATCCAAAAAATTTTGGACAAATTATAAGCACGTGCACGTAACGTCGTGTATTTACACGTAGTTATAGCCACACAAATATTTTATTTTTTCGCGGCCTGCTGTGTGGACATATGCCATCGTTTGGCAGTATAGTGTACACAGTTGATAATTGATAGTTTAAAATTAAGGAGTTTAAAAATGCCGCAGATTAAGCCAATCACTGGAATACGGGACCTGACGTACGGAATCGAAATCGAATTCTTCGGCACCACACCAAACGCCGTTCTGGCTCAGATGGTAAATGTCAACTTGGCATGCCATTGGACGGGCACGTATCACGGCAATCGTGTTCACGGAATTTGGAATCTCTGCGTCGACCGTTCCGTCAATTCAACCGGAACTGAATGTGGCTGTGGCCTCGAGATGGTCAGCCCAATTCTGCGCGGGACCGAAGGGCTTGTCGAAGTGATGAAGGTCTGCAAGGCCATCGAAACGGCCGGCGGAAAAGTGGACAAGACCTGTGGCCTGCACGTGCATGTCGGAACTGGAATGATGAATCTCAAGCAGCTCCGCCGTGTATATCTACGTTGGCTGCAGTTCGAGCCTCTGATGGAAACGATTTTTTCCGAATCCCGCCGTGGTGCCCAACGGTACGCCGAGTCCAATCTAAACGCCATTGGAACTGGCACTGCAACTCTCGAGCAAAAACTCACGAACGCCATGCACATGTCTGAGCACAGCCATTCGGTTGACCAGTTTTTCCGTGAATTCTGCCCGAGAGGCCGTTACTACAAAATGAACATCGAGCCCCAGTACACGTACGGCACTGTGGAATTCAGAGGCCATCAGGGCTCGATAGATGGAGACAAAATTACGAACTACATCCGTCTAATGGTCAATTTTGTGTCCGTCGCCATTGCGTCCAAAATGCCACAGGGCAAAATCAACTACGACCTGAAATACTATTTCAAATACTTCACTCGTATGGACAAAGAGCTGCAAGCGTGGTTTGACAAACGGCAACGAGAGCTGAATCCGGCCGGTGTTCCGAGCTTCCGTCCTGCGACCCACAACGTAACGGCTCCTGCAGTGCAGACTCCAATTCCGATTTCGAACGATGCTAGTGTGACCGTCGTTCGTACATCAACAAACGCATAATGAAGGAGAAAAACATGTTGCGATTTCTTGACTGTGTAACAAAGTGTGATTTGGTCGGCCGAACGGCGTACGACATCGTCCGAATTTTGGCTGTCCGCTGCACCGACAAACGTGTGAAAAATACTACTCAATACAAGCAAAGAGTGCAGGAACAGTTGGGATTGTCAGCTGATGAAATTTCGCACGAGCAGTTTTTGCAGCACTTAGTAGACAAAAAATTACTGATGAAGTCCACTGCGGATTCAAGCAAGCCCGTCTATGAAATCAGTTTTTTCTTGTCGTGTCGTGCGGGCGCAGCGCTAGCTCGAGAACTGCCGTACAAATATAACGGGTCAGCTACTGCAGCAGGCATTCGAGTCGGTCAATTTTCGAACAGAATGCATATTGTTTCGTTACCGTTAGACGATATAATCATTGTAAAACTGCTGCGTGTAGCTCAAGGCTTGAAAGACAAACATGCAGCGAAAACAATCGAGCATAAATTGCTGGTCACAACAAAATTTGAATGTGCCCTGTTTTAGTTCTTGAAATTTCATCGTGTAGGAGCTTATTATGTGCAGGCTCCTTTCGTTGGGCATTTAAGCCCTTTCCCATGATGCAGGCTGTTGACGGTCAGCCTGCATTTTTTATTGCATCGTCATTGCAAGGGGGAAACAACATGACAAGTACAGCAACAGCAACAGCAACAGCAGCAGCGGAAATCAATCGACTCATTTCGGACGGTAAAGCCTGTGGACTTTGCTGCAACGTGCGATGGCACGACAACGACTGTCCTGCGAAGAATAATTCCAAACTCATCGACAATCACACACTCTGTGAACTTTTGGCTGCACGAAAGAAAATGCAGCCGGACAAATTCAGCAGAGAGTTTTTGAACAAGTGCGAGTCGAAGGAACTGGAACGAATTGCACAGATGGTGGGCTGCAAGTCCGTCACTAATGACGCGCACCGCAAAATTATCAAAGCTATTCGAAAGGCCATTTTCCATTACAATCAATTTGGCAAAAAGCCAAGTGAAGTCGAATCCTAAAAGGGGGAGAGTTCAAAAGAAAAGAGCCGGCCAACAGGGCCGGCTTTTTTGTTGGAAGGCTTCGGGCAGTTGGACGGTGGCCGGAACGGCCTCCGGATGGATGAGCTGGCTGGATGTTGTTTGAGGCTCCTTTCGTTATTGAACCCCAGCTGCTAATAGTTATATCGGCTAAAACACCGTTTAAACTTTAATTAAAAGGAAATAAATTTTGTGGCTCTATTTACCGGCCCAGCAATCCAACACCTCTTAAACACGAAGGAAACGCATAATTTCACGGTCCTAAAGGGCTGGTGTCAAATCAGTTAAGCCGATGGGCTTGTGTCCATTTTGGTCATTTGTGGGCTGAAAACATAATTTTAAAAAAATATTAACGGTGATTTTATAACTGCTGTATATACACACAGTTATATCTGCAAAATAATTTACACTTTTATGCATATATATGTGGTCATATAAGTCTGTCCGAGGTATAATTCCTGCAGTGTTGTATGTTGAAATTCAAAAAGAAAGGAGTACCGCAATGACAGCCGTCGTCCAAAATGCATTAAAAGACCCAAAGTTTTTTACGGGCGGAAACGCCATTTTTACGGCGAGCAACGGCAAGGGGGAGCACTACACGTACCGCATCCGCCGTCCGAAGCCGGATATGCCGTTTTTCGTTCAGCTGCTCACTGGGCCGGACAACACCCAAGACTACACGTACTTAGGCGTCTTTTTGCCGACTGGCAGCAGGAGCAGCCTTGTCCAATATCTGCAGCTCACTGCAAAATCCAAACTGCGCCGTGAATCCAAGCCCGTCCAGGTTTTCGAGTGGGCCGTTAAATCGGTCAGCCTCAAGCTGGCAATTCCCGACGGATACGCCATTCAGCACGAAGGCAAGTGCTGTCGTTGTGGCCGTCGTTTGACGGTGCCGGAATCCATCGAATACGGAATCGGTCCCGAGTGCAAAAAGTTTTTTGACGGTGCCATCATTTAACTCTGGAGGAACTGCCGTGACTTCCCGCAACGAAAATTGGCATGGGCAGAAGTGGATTCGGAATGAAAAAAGGCTGGCTATCTATCTGCGAGATGGGCTGGCCTGTGCGTATTGCGGAGCTACGGTGGAAAATGGAGCAGTACTCACTCTCGACCATCTTCGTCCGCATTCCAAAAACGGAACAAACAACGCCACAAATCTCGTTACCTGCTGCAAGAAATGCAATTCTTCGCGCGGCAATCGTTCGTTGCGGGGATTCTGCCGTGCAGTGGCCCAGTACGTCAATCACGGAATAACTGCGAAAAAAGTGGAACAGTACGTGAAAAATTGTGCCCGTCGTGCCCTTCCGCTCGATGAGGCGAAGAGTTTAATCAACCGTCAGGGCGGCTTTTCGGCTGCCCTCAGAGCAAGGGAGTAACTGCAATGATTCAAGTGAACGTACAACAGCACAAAGCCAAAGTGAACGTCATCAAAAAACTGGTCACGGACGCCATCAAGGCGAAATATCCGGAAGCCGAAGTTTCTGTTGTCCGTGTGAAGCCGGCCACCAGTCGGGCTGACCGTTTCAGTGAGGCACAATCGGAAGTTTCAGGCGCGAAATCCACTGCGGAAGAACTGTTCGCTCGACGAATTCATCGACGCATGTGATTCAGCAGAAGGCGTTTCTGTGGACTTCCCATCGATGTACTAATTTTTTTCGCTCGAGAAAACAAATAATTTTGTTTTCACCGTTGACAATGAAAAAGTGCAGTGTAATGTAAACGAAGTTGAAATGGTCAGATGAATCTGGCCAAAACCGTTAGCGAAAGGAGAATAAGTCATGGCAGTAGTCACTGTAGGCAACAATGTGAGTGTGGAGCAAAAGGGCGGCAAAATTATCATTACCGTCGATTCCACGAAGTCGTTTGGCAAGACAGGTTCAGGCAAAAATCTTCAAGTTGCCAGCACCTGCGGCAATGTGACGCTGGAAGGCGGATTCAAGCTCGGTCTGAATATTTACAAGCCGGCAGAAGCGTAGAACAATCAGAAGCGGATAGCACGGAAGGGGCATTTTGCCCCTTCTTTTTTCTTTGGAGAATTTCAATGCTATACTTCGCATACGGCTCCAATCTGAATTTGACACAGATGGCAGAACGCTGCAGAACTGCAGAGCCGCTTTGTCGTGCAAAAATCTACAACGCTATTCTGGCCTTTTCCGGTCCTGCCACGATTGTTCGCAGCAACAATGATGCCTTTATCTGGGGTGGTCTGTGGGAAATTGAGGACAAGGACGAAGCAGCACTGGACTATTATGAAGGATTCCCGTACTATTATCACAAAACACGACTCAATCTTCAGGACGGCCGTACTGCAATGACTTATTTCATACCGAAACGGAACGTCCGTGCGAGTTTTGGCATAAGTGCACACTATGCTTGGATTGTTGCAGAAGGATATATGGATTTCGGTTTGCCGATGAGTTATCTTGGCGGGATAATGAGCCGTTATAACTGGGAAAACCCGGATGTCGTCTGGAACATTATTCACAAGATTGAAATACTGCGTTTCAGCTCGAAGAAACTTGTCAATCAGTCAGTCGTTAAAGGGCATACTTGGACAAAGGAGAAGTGTCATGGTAGCACTCGTTAAATGGGCGAAAGAAACACCGTCTGTGACTGAAGCGCTGCAGGAATTGCAGCTCGATTATTCGCTCGTCACTCGTCGGCTCCTGAACGAAGAAACAAAAGAACGTACAGACATTAACGGTCTTTTTGGATGTATTGACGGGCAAGAACGTTTTTTTGCTGCAATAAAAGACCGTTATCAGGCTATCGATAACAAGGAATGGTTCGGTCAATTGAATCCGCTCGTAGAAAATGGGTCAATGAAACTTCGCTCGGGCGGAATGATGCACAGAGGAGGAATTGCGTTTCTCATTGCGGAATTACAAGTGAAATCGCTCTCAATCCCGCATTCTAACGAGCGAATCCTGCCATTTACGTTGTTTGCTGCAAATCACGAAGGACGAGCCTGCAAGTGGAAAGCCATACCGTTCAATCCGTTTTGTTCGAATCAGGTCATGGGCTTACTTCGCAGCACAGCAGACGTTGCGGGTTATTCGCTCACTGTCCGTCATCGTGGCGACGTTGTCGAGAAATTGGACACAGTGTCGACTGTTTATAACAAGTTGCGGGATTACTACAGCACTGCAGGCAAACGTATGCAGCTAATGGCCGGCACCAAATATTCGAAGAAGGACGTCACGGCCGTTCTGGATATTGTGCACCCGTTGCCCGAAGGAGAAAAGACTGGCAAAGCTGAATCCGACAGAAACGCCGTCCTGTCGCTGCTGGAGAACGAGCAGAATAGTGCTCCAGTTATTCGTGGCAGTTGGTGGTCGCTCACAAACGCAGTGTCCGAATTTTTGACGCACGAGAAAAAAGTCAAAGGCGAGAAAAAAGGCAGTGACGAAGCCCAGCTGCGCCGTCTTGAAGACACGTTTTTCGGACGGAGTTTGAACGTGATGGACAAGGTTTACGAGCTGGTTGAAAAACGATTGGCTGCGTAATCACAAAAAAGTCAGATAAAAATTTCAGTTTAACGTTGTGGCTCGAGTGCGATGTAATGTAACATAATATGTTTGAGTGCAGTGAAAATTGAAACCATCTTTTTAAGGAGTACTGCGATGGCAAAGAAGTTGTCCAAAGCTGTGGAAAGTGAAGAAGAGAATGTCGATGCGGAAGTGGACGAGACCGAAGAAGTCGCTGCGAAGCCCGCCAAGAAGTCCAAGAAGACTGCAAAAGGAGAAAAGTCCGCGAAGACCAAACGAGCTTCGTCCGAGCTCAAAGGCGTGCGAGTCGTCGTGTACTTCAATTCCGGCGCAATGCCTCTGTTCGAGAAGGCCAAAAAGGTTGTGTCAAACGGCAAAGCGGACTCCTTTGCAGCACTGGTCGTTGCTGCACTGGAAAAATATCTGGCGAAATCGTAATGCTGCGAATTCCGCAGTCACAGCAAGTGGATTTCCTTGAGTGGGCCAGGACCCGCTCAAGGATTCCGCTTTTTGCAGAGCAGGGCACAGGCAAAACCTATATGTACTGTTCGTGGATAGAACATTTGCGTACACAGCCAAATCTCGTCCTCATCGATAAATCCTACATCTCACTTCTCGCTGCTGAAATACGTCAAAACACTGACTTGACCGCTGTGGAGTTGCTGGGCACAAAAGTTCAAAAGCTCAAGTTGCTGCAAGAGCCTGCAGCAATTTATATAGGCAATTACGAAATCTATCGCACTATAGGCCGTCAACTGTGGGAGAAAGGATTCGAAACAATCATTGTTGACGAGTCCACTGCGATAAAGGACTTTCGCTCTAAACGTGCACGCGCTCTTTACAGATGGACACGAGATACGTTTAATCGTATGATTGCTACAGGAACACCCTTCACAAATTCACTGTATGACGTATGGGGACAGTTTAAATGGTTAGATGATGGAGAGACGTTCGGCTCCACATTCATGAAATTTCGCAGCAAGTATTTTTTTCAGTCGGGCTTTGAATGGCAGCTGAAATCCGGCTCCAAAGAGCTGCTGCGAAGAATTATTGAACGTGTATCCTTTAGAGTGACAAAAGAAGAGGTGCTGCATCTTCCACCGCAGAAATTCAAGCTCGTACCTGTCAATCTCAGCCACAAACAAAAAATTTTCTATAACAGTCTGCTCGAGAATTTTATGGTGCAGATTGAGGACCAGTTCTATGAGACACGTTTTATCGTAGCACAGTTGAATAAGCTGCTGCAAATTTGTGGCGGCGGATTCTATATGAAAGGCTCCTCCATTCTTGACCGATACGCCATTAAGTTTCATTCAGCAAAACTGTCCGCACTCAAGATTCTGCTGCGTAAATTTGCTGGAAAGCGCCAAACGGTAGTTTGGGCTAACTATCATTTCGAACTGCAGCAGATATATGCGATGTGTGTGAAAAACGGCTATAAATGTCGGCTTATGAGCGAGAATATCACGAAATCAGTGCAGGACTTCCAAGCTGGCAAAGTGGAAGTTCTTGTTGCTCCACTCAGCAGCGGCTCGAAGATGATTAATCTCACTCGAGCTTCTGCAGTGATATACTACAGTAGAGGATGGTCTGTGCTGAAGCGAAGCCAATCTGAAGCACGTTCACATCGTATTGGCTCGGAAATTCACGAAGACATCCTTTACTTCGACATTTACTGCCGCGGAACAGTTGACGAGTGGACAATTGATGAGACATTTCAAAAGCGATATTTAGGAAATTCATTGATGACTAAAAAAGTCATCAAAAAAGTTTTCTGTGGCATAGACGATGATCTTAAATGCAGTTAAAAATTAACAAGGAGGAAACGAAAATGAGTTCAGTTCAAGACGATAAAAAAATGAGCGAGCGTGATTGTGTGTCCATATACTTCAAGGACAGGGAAACGATAAGTCGACTGAAATCTCTCGCAGTTGCGTCGAACGTGTCCGTATCGTCGATTGTGGACGCTGTCATCGCCAAGTCACTTCCGATTCTTGAGGAGAATCTTCCAAAAAGTCGTGAAGTCAAAGTGAACATTCTCGTTAAAATTTAGCTGCGTAAACAGAGGCCGTCACCTCTGCAGCGAGAGGAGCACTGTCGTGAATTCGAAGAAATTAACGCTGACGTATTCCGCAAAAAGAGACTTCCTTACATGTCAACGCAAATATTACTACGGCTATGAATGCCAGCTGACACCCAACAGCACTGGAAGTTCGCTCGTAATTGGCAACATAATCCATCAAGCACTTGCAATGCTGCTTGGAGGACAGCCGCTTGAAGAAGTTCAGAACAGTATCGATAAGCACATCAAAAAATCTCGCATACAGCTCATCGGCGAAGACCTTGATTCATTCGAGAAGGATTCAGTCGTTATAGTCGGACTGATTAATGCTTGGAATGACCATCGTGGTCTGCTCAAAAATATCAAAATTTGGACATACGATAAGGAGCCTGCAGTTGAACTGCAGTTTGAACTCGAAATTGACAACACACTAACTATGCTCGGAAAATGTGACGGTCTTTGCACAAAAAAAGACAAAAAACTATGGCTTCTCGAGCACAAATCTGCAAGTAACATTGGACCTGACTACATTGAACGCCTTTATGTCGATTGGCAAACAACCGATTACATTTACGCAATGGAGGAAATCACAGGACAAAAAATTGCTGGCAGTCTCTACAACGTACTCGGAAAGCCCGGCATACGCCAGAAACAAAAGCAATCCCTTGCGGCCTTCAATCTCGAAATGGAGCAGAAAATTGAGCAAGAGGCCACAAAGTATCTCTACACAACAGTTCTTTACAAACGTGCAGCAGACGTCAAACTCGTGCCTGTGATTTATAGAGCTGTTGCAGACCAAATAAACGTGTGCAGAAAGGCTAGTCTGTGGATTCAGAATGACAAAGAATGCACTGGTTACATGGGCTGTCCATTTCTTTCATTCTGTGCGCACGGCCAAACACCGACAACTATGGCGAACTTTCATGTGAGAAAAGAACGCCATCCCGAACTCGTATAAGAGGAGTCTGTCATGCTTTTACCGTCGAAACAAACTGATGGTGTGATGCAAATGGAGACTTGTTCTTGGCTGATTTACGGGCAGCCGGGAATTGGCAAAAGCACTTTTGCATCCAACTTTCCCGATGTGTTGTTTCTCTGCACGGAAACGTCCCAGCGCCATTTGAAAATTTATCGCTGCGATATTCCGAACTGGGAAACATATCTAAAAGTTGTGACGGAGCTGGTCGCAATGAAACCTTTGAAATACAAAACGATTGTGATTGATACAATCGACTTGCTGTACAAAATGTGCTTGGAATATGTCAGCAAGAAAAAAGGCGTTGACCACGTTTCCGACGAATCGCACGGCAAGGGCTGGGATGCACTCAATCAAGAGTTTCACTCGGGCTTGCTGAAATTGCTGCATCTTCCGGCCGGCAAAGTGCTCATCTGCCACTACAAACAACGGGAAGTAAAAGCACGTGGAATCACGTACGAAAAAACTATCCCGAGTATGAGTGCGTCCTGCTGGAGGGTTGTCTGTGCAGAAGTCGACGTGATTGGCTTTTGCGATTTTGACCCTGAAAGCCCACAACGGCGCATTCTCAGATACAGGCCCGAGTTGGAACTGGAGGCAAAAGACCGTGGTGGGGTGTTCCCAATTGAGCCCGGATATCTGCCTCTCAACTACAGCAAAGTGAAGGAGGCATTCGGAAAAGGTGACGGCCCACTGCAAGGAGATAAAGGCCGTCTCGAAGGATTTACGTCTCGAAAGGTTCACAAGGTTCACAAAGTTCACAAGTTGTCGAAGTAATCACTTTAAGGGCAATTGCAACGAAAAGGAGTACTGCAATGGCTATGAACAAGGGTCTGCTAAAGGAAGCTGGAAAACTGTGGAAGGAAGTCGATACGCCGGAAGCTGGTACGTTTGACGACATCCCTGATGGAAAATACACAGGCGAACTCGTTGAAGCGACGATTCAAGAGCGCGAAATGAAGGACGAGAAACGTCTGCAAATTTCCATGCAATGGAAATTGCTCGGGCCAACCAATGCCAATCGCCGTGTGTGGGTCAATCTCGGCTTGTGGAATGACCAGGGCGTTGAAATCACAAAACGTACTCTGGCCACTCTTGACGTCGACATTCCGGACGAAATTGAGGACCTTCCGGACGTGCTCGACAAAATGACCGGAATCAAAGCGGAACTCAATCTTCGTACGAAAACTGGCAAGGACGGCAACAAGTATCAGAACACGTACGTCAACAAGCTACTCGATGACGAAGCCGGCGAAGGCAGTGCGGACGACGAAGAAGAAGCGCCTCCGACAAAGCGTAAAAAGGACGAAGAGGAACTCGACTTACGCGGAGTTCTCGTGTCTTTCAAGGATGGCAAAAAATCCATTCAGGGCAAAGTGATCAAACAGCTTGATGGCGTTCTTACCATCAAGGACGTCGCCGGCGACCGCTGGGAAGTTGATGCGTCGGAAATCACCATCGTCGAAGAGGAGGAGGACGAAGAAGACGAAGATGCCAAACCGGCCAAAAAGGTCGCGAAAAAGGTATCTGATGAGTCTTCCGACGACGATGATAAGGAGGAAGACGCTGAGGAAGAAGAGCCCGAAGACGAAGATGAAGAGGAAGTCAAGCCCACCAAAAAGGGAGCCGTAAAAGGCAAACCCTACTGGGAAAAGATGGGCCTGTCCAAAGAAACGGACCTGCTCGGCAAAAATGTCACGTTCAAGGACGACAAGAAAAACGAGCTCGTAGGAGCCGTTGTGTCCATCGGCGAGAGTATCACTGTTCTCGTCGACGATGAAGAATGGGAAGTTGAGCGTGACGACATCAAGCTGTCCAAAAAACAGGACGAAGAAGAGAACGGCGAAGAAGAGGAACTCGAAGAAGAGGAGGAAAAGAAGCCGGCCAAAAAGATTGCAAAAAAGACCGTTTCTAAAAAGAAGTAATCGCTCGTTCAGTAGGGTCGGCTCGGCAGCGCACCGAGTCGGCCCTCTTTGTTTGTCGCACAAAGGCTCCTCACATGAATACAGTGAAATTGAAACAAATGATTCTCGAAAATGTGAAGCCTGCAGACTACTACAGGGAAATTTTCGGGGATAGTTACATACATAATCCGCACGGAGAAACAAATGTTTGGTGTCCGTTCCATGACGATGAAGGCTCTGCTCACAAGTCAATGTCAATTTCAAAGAATGGCGAATTTTATTGTCACTCAGGCCACTGCGGTGTTTCAGGCACAACAGTAATTCAGTTCAACGAGAAGTATAAAAAGCTGTCATTTGTTAATTCAATGCTGGATATTTACTCGAATTTCGTAACAAAAACAATATCTGCATCCGTCGTTGAGGGCTTTCACGCTAATTTGCTGCATTCACCCAAAGTGCTAAATTGGCTCAAAACAGCACGTGGTATCAACAAACAGAGTGTGGAGCGATTCGAACTTGGTTTTGACAACAAACGTATTACAATTCCAATTTATGATGAATTCGATTTGTGCGTAAATATACGCCGTTACGACTGGACAAAAACACAAGCAGTAAAAATGCTGCCATACGAGAAGGGTTACGGCTCAAAACGGCTTTTTCCCGTTGAGAATTTGTTGAGTCGCCAAATTGTGCTCTGCGAAGGTGAAATGGACGCCATTGTTACAGCACAGATGGGATTTCCTGCATTAACATCCACTGCAGGAGTTGGCTCGTGGAATAACGAGTGGAATGAACTGCTGCGAAATCACGACGTGATAATCTGTTTCGATGTAAATGATTACACAGACGCAGGACAGAAATGTGCTCGTAAAAGGGCTGCATTACTAAGTGGAATTGCACAGCAAATTAAAATTGTTAAATTGCCACTGCAAGAAATCGGCGGTGACTTGACAGATTACTTCGCTGTACATAAGCATACTGCGAACGACTTTCAACAGCTAATCGATACAGCACAAATTGTGGAACTTAATAATGCAGAAATTCAAAAGACCTTGAAGGATGACAAAGACTATGAACACGAAGTAACGTTAAATGAGGCGTCGTTAGCAGTGTTTTGTAATAAAAAAATTAAAATGAAATGTCTCGTATCTGGCAAGGACTTGGCACCGTTTCTACCGCCGAGTCTTGTTCATATATGCTGCAAAGACGACAGAGGCCTTGAAACTTGTTTGCATTGCCCATTAGCTGCAAAAAACTATGAAATGGACTATCGTCTGGACGATGACCCAAAAGAAGTGCTGCAGTTTATCAACTGCAACGACAGCGCACTAAAAGCAACAATCCGCGGCCGTGCGGGCATTCCAAAAACTTGTAAGGTGTCCTTTCAGACGAAAGAATCCTTTAACGTCGAACGAATTCAAATGACACCGGAAGTTGACCACGCAGTCATTCAGGCTTATTCGTCTGTAACGGGCTATCACATCGGACACGGCATTCTTTCGAACAGAGCGTACGAGTTTAAAGGCTTCACTGTGCCAGAGCCAAAGAGTCAGCTCGCAACTCACATACTTACATCGGCTGAACCCACACAGTCGTCCATTGACGCGTTCGAAATTACGCCCGATGTCGTAAAAGAACTCAAAATTTTTCGACCCACAGAAGGCCAAACAGTGCAGAAGAAGCTCGACGATATTTACGAGCACCACGCTCATAATGCGACACGAATTTTTGAACGTCCTCTGCTGCATCAAGCTATTGACCTTGTTTTTCACAGCGTACTCAGCTTTAAGTTTAACGGCGAGAGAGTGATGAAAGGCTATTTAGACGTACTTGTGCTCGGGGACACTCGTACAGGCAAAGGATATGTAGCAGAGGGACTCGTCCGCTATTACAACTTGGGTGAAATCGTTGGCGGCGAGAATGCGACGTTTGCTGGGCTCGTTGGAGGAATGCAGCAATTCAGCGACAGACGATGGGCCATTACGTGGGGAAAAATCCCATTGAATGACAGACGACTGCTGATTGTCGACGAAGCTTCATCGTTGACTTTGTCCGACTGGGAACGTCTAAGCCGAGTTCGTTCTGAAGGAATTGCTGAAATAACAAAGATACAAACAGAGCGAACAACTGCTCGCACTCGTTTACTTTGGCTCGCAAATCCGCGTTCCGGTCAGCCAATGAACACATACACAACAGGCGTTGAAGCAATTGTTGAACTCGTGGGAAAAACGGAAGACGTTGCTCGTTTTGATTACGCAGTTGCAGTTGCAACAGACGAAGTGGATAGCTCTGTTATCAACAGTCTGTTCCGCAAGCCTGAAAAAACACCCTATACGTCTGAATTGTGCCGTAAATTAATTCTGTGGTGCTGGAGCCGTAAGCTAGAACAAATACTGTTCGCATCGGACGCCAAAATAGCGATTCTTGAAGCAGCTCAAGCAATGGCTCGTAAGTACACGTCTGTAATTCCTTTAATGCAGACAGAAAATGCCCGAGTGAAAATTGCTCGCACTGCAGTAGCTGTGGCTGTGCGAGTATTCTCCTGCATCGAAAGTGGTGAAAAGGTGTTTGTTGACAAATGCCACGTTGATGCTGCAGTGAACTTTATTAACGAGCTCTACACAAAGACTTGTTTGTCGTACGAATCGTTTAGTCGCACAGTTCTCGACCGTAAGACATTGAAACGTCCGTCAGAGTTAAATAAGCTTTTTGATAGCTTGGAAAAGCAGGCATTAGACTTCGTTGAAGGATGTCTGGAACACGAGTCCATCACTGTGATGGATATTTCGGATTATGCTGGTGTAGACAAAGACCGTGCAAAAGCTATTGCAGGCACACTTGTACAGCAGCGAGCCATCATAAAGAATCACATCGGCTATCGAAAGAAACCGTCATTCATCGAGTACTTGAAGCAACGCCGTGAACATTATCTCAAGCACGGATTGCCAAGAAATACGTTTAGTGAATAAAAGGAGCACCGTCATGGGAATGAAGGACTTTAAGGGTTCGAGTCGAGTGGAGGACAAGTCGCCGTCGACGCAGGTTCTCGATTTGCATGACCAAGCAGCAGCGATTTTGTCCGAGCGAGAACAGGACTACGGTGACGCAACAACCTTTTTTACGCAAGTTGCGACTGCAGCGTCGGCCATTACGAAGAAGAATTTGTCGGCATACGACTGCTGCGTAATTTTCTTGATGGGCAAGCTCGTACGGTTTAACGAAGGGCTTGACTGCGAAATTCCGTCGAATACCATCCAAAAGGCTGGGGTAAACGAAAAGATTCTCGATAATCTTCGCGACGGAATGAATTACATTGGATTTCTCAATCCGCTAACAAAGGATTCAAAATGAGCACACGCACAACAATCAAAAAACGTTTCAGCTGGCATATGGCGCATCGGCTGATAAACGGCTATCGCGGCATCTGCGCCAATCTGCACGGACATACATACTCGTGCGAGATTGAGATTAGCGGCGAAGCCAACGTAATCGGAATGCTTGTGGACTTCGCTCTGCTGAAAGAATATTTGGCCGAATTCGTTGTAGGAACAATGGACCACGCAGTGCTCGCAACGTCCAACGACAGCAAACTCATAGCATTCTGTTTGGACAACAAACAACGACTTCATATAATGCCAGACCACTACACAAATACGACGGCGGAAAATGTGGCGCACTGTTTGTTTGGAATTGCTTTTGAAGTGTTGCGTTCCAGAGAGCCACATCTAACATTGGAATCCATAACGGTTTGGGAAACTGAAACAAGTTCGGCAAAAGTTAGAAGGTCAAAATGACCGTGTCAAGAAACGAAAATTTGACGTGTTTACGGTCAAACCCTATAAAATGCGGGGTCAGCCTGCAAACACGCCAAATTTCGTGAAGGCGACGCGAATTTAGCGATTCTACAGGATATGTTTGAGGAGCCTGAAACAAGGGCAATTCAAAACAGTGACCAAAAAGGTCACATAAGATGAAAGGACTTACTGTGCACATTAACGAACTCATTTTTGATACAGTTCAAGGTGAAGGCATAAAAGCTGGCCTTCCAGTATCGTTTATTCGGGTGCAGGGCTGTTCTCGACATTGTGCGGAATGTGACACAAAGCGTTCGTGGCAGTTTAAAACTACGAACGATGTTCCAATGAAGGAACTGATAGAGACGTTGCTAAAAAAGTCCATTACGCACAACTACGTAATTACGGGCGGTGAGCCGCTCGACAATATGCACATACAGCAAGTGCATTGGCTGATTGCCGAACTGGAGAATATCCCAGATTCACAAATTCATATTGAAACTTCGCTGCCAGATGACAACAACTATGACGAGTTTGCACATTTATCCGACAGTCACGACATCAATTTTTGGTCAGTGTCTCCAAAGCTGTCGTCAATGAAGCCGGAGAAAAAAATTGATATGAGTGATGACGTGCCTTTTATGAGACGACTTTTATGGTTATTAGCAATGCCGACAGCAGGACAAATCAAATTTGTTGTGCATCCAGATTCGTTTGAAAAAGACTTAAAAGAAATTCTGCTCATAACAGTAGCTGTGCAGGAACATCTCGACGCAAACAAAAACTGGTCATTAGTGCTACAGACATTATCGCTGCAGGAAGACAGACAACTCGATATTCTCGCACGGCACACAGCTCTTATTCGTGTTGTGTACAACGCTATGCGAAAGTATCCAATTTTGAAGCAATTTCATATCACAAATCAGCTGCATCGTTTGTTGGGAGTTCAGTAACATGGCGCGTTTAATAACGTGGACTGAATACACTGATATTGTGAAAAGTCTCGCACACGAGCTTATTCGTATGCCGTGGTTCAATAACATTAAGCGAATTTATGGCATACCGAGAGGAGGAATTATTCCAGCTGTGATGTTGAGTCATTTGCTAGACAAGCCTTTTTGCAGCATTTTTACACGATATGCAACACAAAAAAAGGACCTAAGTTGCAGCTTACTTGTCGATGATATAATTGACACTGGTGGAACACTTATAAAATATCCGCTGCGAAATCACAAAGTTCGATACATTGCTTCAGTCATAGGAAAAAAGCTCGGTGTTACAAAAGTGTTGAATCACTACAGCGACATTGATTTGTCTGTCACAGTTGGACAAATGTTGGACAACTACAATTCGTGGTTGATATTCCCGTACGAAAGCGTGGACAAGGAGTTAGAACATGAGCGACTTATGCTTGGAAAATAAGATAAAAGCCATCGCAGCGATGCACACGTTTTTGGAAGCGCTAGGCTTAGATTTAGAATCGCCTGACTTAAAAGATACACCCAAGCGAATCACAAATATGTACATAGACTTTTTTCGTGGACTGCCCGGTACAATCGGTGAAAAGACTCCTCCGCAGCTGACAACTTTTCCAAACATCGAAGAATACAATGAGATGGTGATGCTGACAGACATTCAATATGTGTCAATTTGCAGTCATCATTTTCTTCCGTTTGTTGGCACAGCAACAATTGCATACGTACCGAAAGACAAGCTCATCGGAATTTCAAAGCTGGCCCGACTTCTGGATTACTACGCTGCACGACCTCAACTGCAGGAACGTTTGGCAAAGCAAGTGGCTGACGGAATCCAACAACTGTTGGAACCGGCCGGTGTAGCTGTTTATATTAAAGGTTCACACGGATGTATTGCTTGTCGTGGAGCAAACAAGCCAACAAGTCAGATGATTACGACCATTATGACTGGAGTATTTCACGACAGCAATGGCAGATGGAGAGATGAATTCTTGCAAACCGTTCAACATTCATAATCGTCAGAAAGGAGCTAAAAATGGCCGTCAAAAAGAAAATTATCACGAAGTTGAAGCCGCTAAAGAGCTATCCTATCGCCACTATGGAAAGCTGGCGATTACCACAGTTCTGCGAAAGCTGGCTCTGCAAGGAACTCGTGTATGTTGTAGGCAAGTTCTGGGGTGTGCGGGAAATCGAGCTTGACGACAAGCACACAAAAGGCTATATGGTTGTCCATCGTGGAACCGGCCTTCGCTGTCACAGCGAATTCCTAACGGATTCGGACCTTGCGATAAAAGCCTGTGTTTACTTGGACAAACTGGGCAAAGACTTGCTCAAATTTAACAATGCGCGCAAGGCGCCGAATTTGCATGTAATTTACGACAGAGCGAGAGTTTTGCTCGGTGAATGCGTGCGTAAAGGACCTGCTGCAATAAAGGTTGCCGAATTGCAGCGAGAACGCCTTAAACAGGCGAAATCACCGTGGGCTTTAGCTCACGAAGTATGGGAAAAGTCGCAAACAACGGACTACACGTGTGTGAATTTATCCGACCTTCGCAAGCAAGCAAAAGAAGCCCAAATCGAAGGCTGGTATCGTTTACCACGTGCATCCTTAGTTGCTGTTCTTCAACAACATTACAAAGGAGCAAAACGATGAGGCTGTGTCTCATTACACCAACAAAAGGCTTGACGAAATACGCAACTCAGTCGAGCGACATTCATCTCTGTCTCGTGCAGGAAATCCTCAAGGACAAGGAATATGCTGCATTCTATCGCACCATGTCCGACTTGGGCCAATACATCATAATGGATAACGGTACGTTTGAACAGGGCCATCCCTGTGAGACAGACGAAATCCTCAAGGCGATGGAAATCGTGAAAGCCCGCTGTGTTGTGACGCCGGATTTCCCAAACGAGCCGTGGGAAATTACACGAGAGGCTTGCCACGCCTTCGCCGAGAAAATTCCAGCACAGTACGAACTGATGGTCGTGCCACAAACGAGAGTTGGCTGCGTCGAAGAGTATTTTTCAGCACTGTGGGAAATGCTGATGGAGAGTGCGACACTTCGGTCTCTGCCACAAGTGAAGTATGTTGCCGTCAGCATTCTATCGGCTCCTAATGCTGTACGCCATATTGTGGGTTCAGACGAGCCTGAAATATGCCGCAACTTTGTTATGATGGAGCTGCAGAAATGGTTGAAAACACACGACGTGTTTTCTCGCCGAATCCACTGCTTAGGGCTGGGGTCTCGGATTGATTTGATTCAATATTACTGGTCGGCCTACAGCCTTGATACATCGTCGCCCGTCTGGCACGGCTGGAACGGCATTGGGTATACGAGTGGCCTTTTACTGCAAGGCAAAATAAAAAAGTCGGTCGATTTCCAAGCCGAACTTCCGAACGAGCTGTTTGGCGGACTCATACAACAAAACATTGATGTGCTGCAGAACTATGCTGCACAGGCGGATGCAAGGAGAGAATAACAATGATGACCTTTAAAGTAAGCAAATGGGTCGAAGTACGTTTTCAGATTGTGGGCTTTCACAAGTGGCCGGCTGCTCCAGAAGACGTCAAATTTCTGGCCTCAACACATCGCCATACGTTTCATTTTCGTGTGCGAGTTCCTGTTGTGGACTCCGACCGTCAAACTGAATTCACGCAGCTGAAACTTTTCTGTCAGGACAAGGTGTACGAAGAATACGGTCGCTCGCCCAAAAATCACACAATTGATTTTTGTTTTCGTTCGTGCGAGATGATTGCAGAAATGTTAGCGGCCAGAGTTATGGACCACTACGAAGTTCCACACGTCTTAGTCAGTGTTGGCGAAGACGATGAATTTGAAGGCATCGTGTTCTTACAGCAGGAGAACAGCAATGAGAAAACTCAAGTATCAGCTACTTGACTTCTATCATCTGCACCACCTTCCGTTAGACGAGCCGAGTCAGCGGAACGCCCACTTTCATCTCGCCCTTCTAATGGAGGAAGTCGGCGAATTGGCTCAGGCCGTCAACAAACGCAAGAGCCACAAGCACGTCGAAACCGAACTGGCAGATGTGCTGTACGTCGTTGTCGGGATGGCAATTTCGCTGGGCATCAATTTGGAAAAGGCCTTCGACGAAGTTCATGCGAAGAATATGTTGAAGGCGGAGGCGAAGATGAATGGCGGAGAGTAAGCGGCATCTCACTCGTGTAGCGGATTTCACTGTGCAGGGCAGTTATTACACAGTGGGATTTTGGACACCGGCTGTCGACTGCTGTATTTGCAAAAAGCCCGCAGCCGATTGTTCGCTAACTGTCATCACACCAAAAAAGAAACGATTTGTGCTCTGCAAAACTTGTGGTTTCGGGCACATAAACAGAATTATGCAGGAGTTCAAAGCGATGAAATTCTGTCTGCGTGAGGAGGCGCCGTTTTAATGGTGTACTTAGGAGCACGCACAAAATACAGCCGACCCAAGATTGGCACACAGTTGTGGGTCAATGCTGGCGAACGGTTGCCCGGCAAGGTGATTGCCGTTGATACTGAAACTGATGGCTTGGACGTGTATCATGGCAATCGAATCTTCGCTTACGCGTTCTGCAATGTTAATGGCCGCTCCGTTGTTAAACTTGACAAGATGGAAGGTATGCGCAACTGCGTGCGAAAGTGGATGGCAGACCCGAACGTCATTAAGGTATTTCATAACGCCAAGTTCGATTTGAAAATGTTGGCTGCTAACGATATACGTGTTGCTGGCCGAATCCACGATACAATGGTAATGGCCCATCTACTTGGAGCACAGGGCAAAGCAGGGCCAAAGCATAAAGAAAACTGTTTGAAGCGGCTTAGCTTGGAAGTGCTGTCCGAAAAATATTTGCAGCAGCCAAAATCTGATGCTGTTAAGATGTGGATAAGGAAGAACACGAAATCCTTTACAGAGGAAAATGGTCGACCACCCAACTACTCGGACGTGCCAAAAGACATTCTCATTCCATACGCCAAGCGGGATGTTGAAAACACGCTACAGCTGTTTTATGTTTTTCTCGCTCCGTTAAAACGACTGAAACTGTGGGACCTATATTTGAATGAAATGGAATTGCTGCAGTACATTATCAAAATGGAGAATCGGGGCATTCGCTTGGACGAGCCTTATATGCTCGAGCGAATAAAAGAACTAACAGCAAAAGAAGTCAAATCCGAAGCTATATTGCGAAAGTTGCTGGAGCCTATAAGACTTAAACGGACGAGAACGCGTACTCGTAAAGGCAAAAAAGTGCGCAGCAACTACATTCAAGTTATTCAACCGAAGGACATTAATCTCGGCTCCGACTTGCAGCTAATACCTGTTGTGTACGGTCAGTTCAATAATCCAATTGGCGCTCGTACGAAAAGTGGCCAGCCCAGTATGGATGAGCGGGCACTGAGCCGTTTTGACTGCGAGTTCACAAAGGAGCTCATTCGGTGGCGGCAATACATTAAAGTCCGCGACACGTACTTTATTGGCTATCGTGAACACCTTGATAACGGCATCCTTCATCCAAACTATGCACAAATTGGAACACAAACAGGACGATTCTCTTCCAGCAATCCAAATCTGCAAAACATTCCGATGGAAGATGTGGTGCGAGAACGAGCTGGAGCAGAAGTCGTTTTCAAAGGAGTGAAAAAGGCTTTCATTCCGCGCGAAGATTTTCAAAACTGGCATTTTGACTATTCACAAATCGAGCTTCGTATATTCGCGCACGAATCCAAAGATAAACGCGTTGTGAACATAATGACATCGGGACGAGACCTGCATTCTGAAACTTGTCAAGCTCTTTACGGCGAGATATCAGAAAAGCTGCGAGTGCTCGCCAAGATTGTCAACTTTGGAATTCTTTACGGAATGGGCAAAAAAACTTTCGCTTGGAAGTTAAAATGTACTCCTGAAAAAGTGGAAGAGCTGCTCGCTCTGTATTACGGCTATTTTCCGGGTGTGCGGGATTTTCAAGCACGCGTCATTAACGAAGTGCGCACAAAAGGTTGCTTGCACAATTTCATGGGTCGTCGCTATGTTATCGACCCGCAGTATGCTTACAAGGGTGTGAACTATCTCTGTCAAGGTGGGGCAGCTGACGTGCTGAAACGGGCAATGATGCGAGTCGGCCGTGTGCTGGACAACTACAAGTCCAAAATGATTATGACGATTCACGACGAGATTGTTGTTGAAATCCACGAGAGCGAAGAGAAGTTTTTGCCCAAACAAATTGTGCGTCTCATGGGCGACAATCCAGAATTGATAATTCCTTTGAAGGTGTCAGTCGAACGTGCGAATGGCAACTGGCACAATCTTGAAAAAGTTAATTTAAAGGAACTTGGATTATGAGCAGATTCGCTGTTGACCCTGGAACACTTTTTAGTGGATGGGCTTTTGGACGCAAGCAAGGGCAATTGCAGGCTTACGGTCTTGAAGATGACAAACAAAAGAATTACGCTGCACGTTCAGTCGTCATTGCAAAAGGTCTTTGTGAGCAAATTGCAATTTACAAGCCAAGTGAGCTCGTCATCGAGTTGCCGAGAGTGTTTCATGCAGGAGCCGGCAATCAAGCGAAGGAGTCCGGCTCCATTTTGAAGCTGTCAATGATGGTTGGAATCCTTATTGGCCTTTCGTCTTGCAAAAAGATTGGCCTGTTGTCTGCAGGTATATGGCAAGGGCAGTTGAAAAAGCCCATCATTTACAAGCGCATGAAATATTTTTACGGACAGAAAATTAAATTCAAGCCAACGACGGCCAATCTCAATGTGTCGGATGCCATCGGCTTGCTGCACTACAGTTGGACCACAGAGCATGCCATTACATGGTTATCGTTGTAACGTCGTTGCATATTCTTCTGACATCGGCCCTGTGCTGCAGCGCCGTCTTTTAACAATTGCATCTGAATCCTGTTTCAAGTTTACACGATTTCCGATAACACAATTTTGTATTTTGAAACCAGCCATCATCGTAGCTGTGGGCTTGGCACCAGCTCGTTTCTTTTTGGGCAAACGGCCGTTCAATGAAATGTTGTCCTGCGTATGGGACACGACTTGGTTGAATTCGGGATGGAATCGATTATGTCCGTTTGGAAATTTGCCGCTGCAAGTCGTTGTACTGCCCAAATACGAATCTTCTCATAACCCGGGTTATTTGAGCGAAATAGCAGCAAAACAGCGTTTAAGAATCCTAATAGAACCCTAATTGACCATTTTGAACACCGAAATCGAACTGCCCAGCATCCTAATCACTTCAGACATCCCTTCTAGAATGCAAGAATTCGCGTCGCCTTCGCAGAATTTGGCGGGTCAACCGGTCCGACCTGCATTTTATAGGGTCAGTCTGTTTAAACGTGAAATTTCGTGTTTCGTATTAGGTGTTTATTAGGCATAAACTGATAGGCAAAAATTAGGGTGTGAGGATTCTAACGAATCGGATGACGGGGAAACTGTCATCACACTCACACCCGATTTTAACAGGTCAGCCGAAGAACAACACAACTGACTCAACGAGCTGTTTGGGCACACTGTCCGGAATCGCAGCTTTGACCATCTCAAGAAGAGCGTGTTCCACTTTGGCTTCCGCCAATGTACGTAGTCCGTAAAGACGTGCTTCAATCATTTTGCGGTCCGTTTCATATTTTTTGGCACTCTGTGGATTCGCAGCTATGATGACGGCCAGCATCACTGCGTCCGAAATGAACTGCTCCATCAGTTGACGTTCTTTTTTGCTCGGAAATTTTGTCATCAAGTCCGACTTGAATAAGACTTCTTTACTTTTGTTTATCATCAGGTCGAAGTTCAGGTCCATGTCCGTACTCCTCCAGAACCGCCTCAAAAGTGGCAACCGTTTCCAAACGATTGCCCTTGCTGAACTGTGTCAGCGATTTGTCTGCAGTGACGTACGCCTTATACTCAACCATGACGGATTCGTCAATTTTCTGCAGGAACACAAAATGGCTGTCCGGCACAAGATGATAACAGCCAGAAAGGAAACACAAGCCCATCAGAGCGAACAAGCAAAGGACTTTTCTCATTGCGGTGCTGCCTCCTTTTTTGCGAGCGATTTGCGATAGCCTTTTTTCTCGACGTAAGGCTCCACAATCGCTTCGCGAATGTTTTTTGGAACAAGATTCGACACAAGGTCCTTTGTTTTCTTGCTGTCGCCCATTTCGATGGTGTCCATCAATTTCTCGCCAGCCTCCTTGTATTGTCCGGCCTTGATGGATTTATAAACGGCAACAGCAGCAGGAACTGCCACAGCGATAAGCCAACTGATAATGAAAAGAACGTCTTGAATTTCCATGCTCATTTTCCTCCAGACGGTGTGTGTTTCTTGACCTGAGCCATCGACATGGCTTCCACTCTGCGCTTGGCACGAGCGTACTGTTCCTTTGTGCCGCTCGGATGGGCTTCGGTCCGTCCTTCAGAATGAAGGACAGCCGAATGTTGTGCATAGGCTTCTTTAGCTGTGTCGTGACGACCAAGAATCTTGCCTGTGTGCGACACGACGAGCCAGTAACCGCCTTTTTGAATGACCATGTTACGCTCCTGATTCGACGTGGTGAACGCCGTTAAACGCGTCCGAAATATCGGGCGGGTCCGGTGGCCGATAGAAAATGATGTTGTTGGAATTGAGCTCACGACGACGGCGCAGCTCGAATTTGGCTTCTTCGACAATTTCATTCAAAGGTTGAGGCGAGATAATTAGGTCCGTGTTACGTTTTTCCAAGTCGTATGTAATTTGATTCACAATCATATCTGTGAACGGAGCCGGTCCCGAAATAACAGCACCTAATTTGATGCTCGTGTTCAAGCCTGAGATATGGCAAATCAGCGAGCCATCCCTATCGTTTGCTGCAGTGACTTGGACAAAGCGCTTATCGAAATAGGCCTGCATTTCGGGAATACTGGACACAACGAAGGCTCCTGTGAAATCCTCATAGTAATAGAACTTGTCAATCATCTCTGTTATTTGACCGTCCAACTCCGTCGGCGCAGCAGTCTGCGTAATAATTAGCGGCTCCACTAAGTTCGTGCACCAAATATGGCAATAGCCGAACGTGGGGCTGCCCGCACCGATTCCTAAAAAGTTGTCACTCAGCCATCCAACTTGGACTGACCAGTTGTCCTTTAGGGCGATGTAGTCGTCATTCAATTCCATATCATCCGTGTGCAGTACGAACGTGAACGACGGCGGAACAATGGAATATGTGAAGTTGAAATATACGAGCGAATAGTCTTCTGCAACGCCTGTCGCTGGGTCAATCATTCGTTTTGTCACGAGCGGCCAAGGCGTCTTAATACGAATTTCACGGTCATTAGGCCAGCCGGCATGATAATAAACCGCGATATTTGCAGCCAAAACGCTCTGGCCTGCTGGATTCTCGACGTTGTCCCTGCCCGTCGTACGCTTGAACTTGCCAGCTCCCTCCAGCGTATAAGTCGCTGCACGCTTGGAGGAGCGACGAAGATTTAAATTGCCGTTCAGCATCAGCGGTGTGCCGTTCGGAATAATAATTGCGGGCGTGCCAAAGTCCGATACACCGACTGCAAATGTGGCTGCAGAACCGTAATTACCGAAGAAGATTGTGGGCGTGTGGCCGACGTCAACGTAATCCAAATAAGCAAAGCCCGAATCCGTTAGGCTGAGCAATTCCGAAAGCCAGTCGTCATACGTTGCACCCTTCTTAATATTTGGCTCGTCAATTTCCGTGTTAATGCCCGTTACGGCGTTCAAGCTAACGGTATCAAAGGCAATTCCAAGCTGTGTTAACAGACGAGTGATGGCATCCTTCGGCGTGTCGCGGAATAGCGGAAGATGCGGTGCTACTCGACTGTAAGCCTTCTTGACTGTGAATCCAACTCGATATGTCGGCTTATTTATCGGAGCTGAATTTGGCGACGTGAATAAATTGGCAAAGTTTTTGTTCAAATTAAAGTAATCGTCCACAGCACGCAATTGATGACCTTCGCCAACTCCGAAATTGTATCCAAGCGAATTGACTTTGCCTTTGAAAGCATAGCCCAAGTCGCTGTCCGTATATTCGACCTCTGTGCCAATTGCCATCGGCGTCGCACCGCCTGGCGTGTAAACACTGCCGTAATATTCGAACTGTAGGACGGCCGGCTGGTTGATTGACTTCGTCAGTTTTTTCAACGCAAATCCGGGCAAACTGTTGCTTATGAGGACAGCGACCATTGTTTACCACTCCGCAGCGACGTAATTAAGTCCGTAACGGAACACGAAAGTCAAATCCACGTAACGGTCATTTGTGAGCTCGCCTGGTGTGAAGGACGCATACTCCACGCCCGTCCATGTGTTGCCCACTGTGCCCGACCAGATGTTGGAAAAATAATTACGATGTGGGTCGAGCTGCAGTTTTCCAACATAGCCAACGTGCCGTGCGAGCTCAACACAAACACGCATAATTTCCATTCGTTTTTCCGCGGGGTCTAAGCCAAACCACGACAAGAAGCCAGTCAACTCGTACAGACGGGCCATGTCGAGCGTCATCGTAACTTCGAAAGTCCACATATTATCGAAGTCATCCGTCATCTTATTTTTCACGACAACGGGCTTGCCGCGGAATACGTCCTTCAATTGATTGTTGTTTTCTCGAGTGGGCTTCATTGCAAAATTTACAATTTCGCCGTTAGCCCCGAAATCAAACAGCACTGTGTTGTCCAATTTCAAGAAGCCAAGTTCCGTGCAAGCGGCCGTTAGAACAACACCTGCAGCAGGATATTTGAACGTGAAGTTTATTTCGAGCAGGCCGTTTTGGCTCATGTCACCGAACGAAATTTCCATTAGGGCGACTCGCTCGAATAAACGCTCATTTGCTGTGTTGGCATCCACAACTAAGTCGCCCACAATGTTCTTGAAATCCCACAAATACTCGCGCACGGAATCTTCGACGGCAGTACGGCCTTCCAAGCCGGCTCCAAGCGGCACTTGCCAAACTCCGTGCAGAATAAGGCCATCAATTTCAGTCGTCTGGTCTTCACGCGTGTATTCAATCCAGAAATCGGTGCCGGTTTGCTGCAATGTTTTTTGGAACGTGCCTGCAAGATTCTTGGATTTTGGAGTGAACGTAAAGGAACGGCCGCCAATATCGTAATTGAATTGAAAGGCTCCAATATCTGGAGACAAGGCCGGCCGAAATTCGCCCGCACAATCATTTCCTGCACCGTACGCAGTAAGGTCGCCACCCTTTTTCATAATGAGCGTATCTTCAAACGCCAAGCGTAAATCCCAGACCTCTTGGTCGTAACTTTCATGGACAGTTCTGGCTTTATAACGATACAGCATGTCTGGATAACCGCCCGTAAGCCATGTTGCAATGTCAGTAAGCGGGCTTGTGTAGAGCGGGTCCATCATGCAAACTTGGCCGGTCGAACAGGCGTTATGGCCGGATGCGCTGTCAATAAACTGACCAACTATTCCCGATTTATTAAGCGCGTTTCCGGGATACGTGAACAAGTTGTTTAGTACAAGCGACTTTATATTTGTGATGTTCACAAAACCAACGCACATGCCCATATATCCGTAATTCATCGTGTTATTAATAATTTGCAAACCGCTTGACAACTGTGTGCAATAAAGAGCATATTGGCCTTTCGAATTAAGAAATAAACAGTTGCGAATGACAGTGCTGTAACTGAGATTGTTACAAAGAATTGTTCCGAGCGTGGAAGCAACCTGCATGCCCTTGCCACTAAAGATGCAGCCATCCATTACAAGGTTGCGAGCAGGATAAACGAGGCCGTTGGCCCAGTTTGAGCCCGTTGCATTTGCTGCAATTCCCATGCCCTCGAAATGTGTGTAGTTCGGCACTTTGAAAGCCGACTGTGTAAGCGCGGGATTGTTGCAAACATAATAATAACCGCTATTAAGACGGCCTTTATGACGATGGCCGTTGGCCACACGAAGTTGGACAAAACAGCTGCTGCTCGTAACCCATGTGGACGAAATATTCACTTCCGCGCCCGTATGGCCACTGGGCCAATCGTTGTAAATCAGCAGCTCTTCAATTTCGCCGTCGCGATAAACCCAAGCAAGGACGGAACCGGCTGAACTCGCAGTTGTCCACGTCAGTCCGGGCGTTGGCTCGCCTCCCACTCTTACATAACGGATGCTCTTTGTGTCGACGGTCGCAATTGTGCCTGTAGCGCCGTTAGAAAACGTGATAAGTTGCCCAACTACAGGCGTGCCAGTAGTGATAAGCACCTTGATTTTTCGCATGGCCGTAAGGTCGCGTGCCTGAGCTGTATGCCACGCGCTGTAAGAACTATAGTCGCCACCGACTGCACGCAACGTATGGGTGATTTTACCGACTGTGGCCATTATTTAAGTCCTTTATCCGCGAGTTCGCCTGCAGCACCCGACATCGCTTTTAGCTGCGTCTGTAAGTCCGTTAATTTCGCAGTAAGCGAATCGTACGTTTGGGTCATCTCTCCAAATTTGTCCACCGTTGTTTCAGCGAAATTAGCTAAGACTGTGGCAAAATTTTGCTGCGCCGTAACGGTGCCTTCCAAGCTCGTTGTGATTGAACTGAAGGCTCCGTCCACGTTTGTAATTGCCGTATTGACTTGGTCCGTTACGGTCTGCACTTGTGCAAGGGCTTCGGGCGTAACGACTGGTGCCGTTATTGGCACGGCCACCACGGCCGCTGCAGCTTCTGCGCCTGCTGGAGGAACTTCCGGCGCGAGTTGTTTTTGTGCTTGTTCGGCCATTGCAGCCTCTTGTATTTTCTGTTCTTCGATGGCTGCTGCACGCATTTCATTTTCGGCAATACGAAGATTAACCGACTGCTGTAGAGCGTCCAACTCTTTACGGCGTAAGTCTTCGCCTTCCTTCACCAGAGCGTCGTCCTTTGCCGCTTGCTCCTCAGCTGACTTGATATCGTCCTTCAAAGACAGGCCCTTTTCACGGTATTTCACATCCAGTGCCTGCAGAGCAGCGGCACGTTCTGGACCTGCTTTTGTGGAGGCAATCACTTGCCGTTTTTCAACGAAATATTCGCCCGTCAAGTCTTCCAGCTGCTGGTTCAAGTCCTTCAACTTTTTATGACTTTCCTCAGCTGCTTCACGTAAAGGCTTTACACTCTCAGCCAGCAGGCTTTCGGCCGCCTTTTGTAGCTGGCCGCCTTGAACTTCTGTCTGCACGTTTTTGACTTGCTCGTTAATGGACGCAATTTCCTTCTGTAGGTCCACGAGAGCACCCTTGCCCTGTGCGCGCATAACACGTTCCTCAACACCGGCGATAAATCCCAGCAAATCATCCTGCGCCTGCTTGGTTTGCGCCACTAACTCTGCGGCAGCATCTGCACGCGTTTGTTTGATACGTTCCTCAATCTGCAAACGGTCACGTGTGTACTGTAGTTCAACGGCAGCCGCTTCTTCGGCCGGCCCACCTTTGGCTGCAGCGAGTTCGATAGCACGTCTTTTTTCGAGTAATGCCAAATCATCCTGCAACGTTTCGGTCCCGCGGGCTTGGTCTTCTAAGATTCCCAACTGTATCTCTTGAATTTTCTCGAGTGCGGCCTTTTTACGATTGTCGAGTTGCTCGCGCCGTTCTTCCTCGGCTGCAATGGCCTGTGTAATAGCCTTTGTCTGTGTGGTCAGTTCATTTTCAATTTTCGTTAACGCAATATGCTTGTTGGATACATCGTTTATTTTGCCTGCAGCAACTAACTCCTTATTGCGGATCAAGACGGCGTCAAGGTCTGTAATAGCCTGCTGGCGAGAAACAAGGCCTAAGTCCATCGCCTTTTTGACAAGGTCCGAATATTGTGCATTCTGCTGCTGCAGCGATTTCAGTAGCTCGTCGTTTGGCTTGAGCGTATCGCCAAAAGCCTTTAGAAGGGCGCCTGAAGCCTTACCTGTATCGATGCCGGCTGCTTCCATTTGGCGCAGTTTGCTTACAAGTTCCGTTACCGATGTCTGTGCGTTTAAAATTGCGTCGTTAAACGCTGTTGCACCCAGCTTTGGGTCGAGCGAAAGGGCTGCATCACGTAAGGCTTGCTCAACAGCCACGACTTGGCCGCGCAGGGCGATAAACTTGGACACACCCGATTCGGTCATTGTATCGATGTTGTAAAGTTCTGCACGCACAAGTCCCAACGAGTCCGCATATGCCAACGCACTCTGATTGAGTGTCGCACGTTGTTTCTCAATCTCTGCAGAGATTTTTTGGCGCTCTTCAAAGATGCGATTCGTCAGCTCACTCTCGCGGCCCACTGCTGCAGCTATTGCCAAATTTCGCTGCACTTCCTTCTCATCGCCTACTGCAACAGCTGCAAGAGCACGACGTTCGGCTCCTGCGTATCGTCTGTCTAAGAAGTCTTGCTGCTGTTTCAGTGCTTCTTCCTCCAATCGTTTTATCTCAGCTTCGAGCCGTTTTGTTTCGGCATACGCTGCAGCTAATCCTGCTACAGCGACAGTAACGAAACCGATGCCAATTCCTGTTGCAGCCGCTGCCGCTGCGGTTTTCATAGACACAAGACTGATAGTCAGCGCTTTCGCGCTCGCCGAAGCAACTGTGGCCTGCACAGAAAAAGACACCAAATACGTAACGAGTGTGCCAAACGCCTTGACAAGGCCTAAACTCATTACAATTTGCAGTGCGCCCATTACGGCTATAAGGCCGGTGATAGCGGTCGTTATGTAGATAATGGTTTTTGCCAGTATCGGATTCTGTTGTAGCCAGTCGTTAATGCCCACAATCAAATCGGTCACGGTTTTGAGGAATTCGCGTATGACGGTGTCCTGCGTGAAAACAGCGCCCAGTGTTTCCTTTAAGTCGTCCCACGCATTTGCAGACACCTTCAGCGCACCCGTAAAAGTGTTGACCTGATTTGCTGCAGCCCCGCCAAACCGTTTTTGCAGCTCCTCCAGCACGGCACCAGCTCCTCTGGCTTTAACTGCAGCTTCATTTATGGTGATGCCGTAACGGCGAAGGCTCGTTATCTGGCCTTCAAGGGCACGGCCGACGAGCATCGCAGCGTTTTCAATGGACATGCCCGTTGCAGCAGCGAAGTCTGCAATTGTGCGAGTGGCCGCATCAATATCTTTGGATGCAACGCCCAGCTGTGTTAATGTGGCAATCAAATCGAGAATGGATTCGTCGCTGAACTGTGTGCTTTTCTGAATAGAGGTGGCCAGCTGTTGATACTGCGCGGATAAACCGCTGACTTCTTGGCCGGACGCAGCCAGAGCGCCTTGAAGACGTACAAGAGCGTCTTCCGAGTCAGAAGCTGACTTGATTATGGAGCCGAGAAACTTGGAGAGGCCGACGCTGGCAAGGACCTGTGCCAATCCCTGCACGGCGCCCATCAGTGTGTTCATTCCTCCAGCCGCTTCTTCTCCGCCTTTTTTGCCTTTTGCCCCAGTATCTTCGAGCTCATCGTTGACCTTCTTCACCTCATCGTCGAGCTGCCCTGCAGCGTCTGTGGCCTCCTGCGTGTTTGTATCGACCTTTAGTTGGATGACAAGACCGGATAATTCAGAAACTATTTGTGCCACTTGGACATAAAGGGCGTTTATCGACGAAGGGTCGAGGCCAATTTTCAGCTGTACGGTGTTGTCTGCTGCGTCTGTCATTGTTGTCCTGCCTTCGATAGCTGGAGTAATTGTGCGAACAATCGGCCTCCAACTGTTTTCTTTTCGTTGTCCGTACGGGACGCCTGCTCGATAATTTCATCCAATCTCTGCAAGTATTCCTTGAAGCCCTTGCCAGTTCCTCTTGCAGCATTGAACTGCGAAATCGAGCTCATTTTCAGCTGCCGCATTTCGAGCACTTGAATGGATTCGTACAGTATTCGAATTTCATCCATCGTGTACTCGTCAAACACATCCTCATAACGATGGCCGTGACTCAAAAGTACGTTGACCACCTCAGCCATTTCTACTGCACGGCCGGCTGAGGTGCGAGTTCTTTTTTTGGTGCGTGCCCAAACTGCAGCAGAATGATGTCTTTTATCAGCGTGATGGCGTTCTTCTTTTCGAAGAAGTCGATGTTCTCATCGACCCACGCTTGAGTTTTGTTCAGGTCGTCGCCGAAGTTGGGCATTAGGGCGTACGTAATCACGTCGTTCATAAAGTCGGCGTGCTTCTCGAACAAGTCGCCCCAGTTCACCTTCATCGCTTCAAGGTCCTTGAAGGACTTAATATGTTCAAAGTCCTTGAAGAGCTGCTTGGCGTCCAGAGTATCGACTTGCTTGAAAAAGTCCTGAGCCAAGCGAATTAGGCCGGGTCCGAAGCGTCTTTGATGCCGAAAAGTCCATTTACGGATACGAAATTTGCCGTCTTCGCGGTTTGGATTTGTTACTCCTGCGACGTAAATTTCAATCCACTTTTCTTGCTGTGCCTGTTCCAGTTTGTCCACGATTGTTTCCCCCTATTGAAATGAAAGAAAAAAAAGTGCAGAGACCTGTCGGCCGCTGCACTTTTTATTTGCGGGCGACCGACGTTTAGAAGTCGGTCCCGATTCCGTAGTGCTCGAATTCTCCGAACGGAGAACTCGGCGCATTTTCCGAGTTGTCCAGCACGTTAATCACCAGCTGGAACGTGCTCCAATCGTCCTTGTTGAACGTGAAATCACCGTTCGGGGTGATTTGTGCGTTGTCAATACGATAGATGAACTCGTTGCCGGTGTCGGACACGCCGAAGAGCCGTACCATGCCCTTGATTTCTGTGTTGGATGTGGGCTTGATGAGTTTGTGAGCCAGCACGTCGTATTTGTACTCAATCTGAACGACGTCGCCGTCTCCAATCCCCGCGCCTTTGCGTTTGATGCCCTTGAGGGTTTTGCCACCGGTCATCAAAAGGAAGTCCACAATCTCGTAATCCGTGTTAAGGATATACGTGGTGACGCCGGTGAAATCCTTTACGACGATAGACGAGTGATTGAAACCCTGCTTCAGGGCACGGACTTCCGTGCCTTTGAGCTTTGCCGTTTCGCCCGTAATCGGGCCGGCAGCCACCGCACCCGGTACGACCGTTTCCTCGTCCGTGCGAAACACGTAGCGAAGATTCGGAACGTTCGGCTCATCCATCGTCAACGTAACGGTCGGCTTGATGGACTTTGTGAGCTTGCGGTCAAGGGTGCTTGTGCCCGTCTTGGCCGTGTAGTGTTCCAGCTCTTCAATTGCCTGCGCAAAGGCGCTGTCAACGATATTGCCCAGCGAGAAGAAACCGGAATACTTCTTCGGTGTGGTGTCGGGGTCGAGCAGTTCAGAGAAGTCCACACGATTCCCGCCTATCGTGTAGTTTCTCGGGTCAGGTGACTCTGGATACGTACCCATGAAATTGACTCCTTTTAAACAAATGCCACGTCTGCAGAAGTGGTCGAAAACAAACTATCAACGTTTCGCAACTGAAAGTCCAAAACGAAATCGGCAACACGCCAATTATTGTTTGGCTGTCAGGGCATTAAGGCCTTTATGCCGAGAATGATGCCCAAAAGCGTTCCGAGCAAGCCAACCATCCCAACAAAAATGCCGACAGTAATTGTCATCCATCTCGGTGGCTTGTCAACTTTGTCGACGAGCTTTTTGTGGTCCTCCTCAAGGGTGTCCTGTCGTTTGGACAGGCTTTTTATTTCTGCACGCATCGAAGATACGCCAGAATGTATCTCCATTACGAGCCGTTGTTCGTCCGAAGTCCAGGTCATTTATTTTTAGTCCTTTATTTGACTAATTCTTGGCGCGAGCCGTCCGTATCGTTTTCTATGTGAAAATCCAAGCCGAGATACACTGCTTTGCCTCCGTACTCCTGAGCGCTCGCAGCTTTTCGTCTTAATCTCGCGATTATGATGGATGAAATTCCGCCTTGATTAGCTGCAGGAGTAACGGATGTCAACAGTGTTTTCAAATGAGTCCACGCTTGTATTCCAGTCAGCGACTCCTCGCCGACAGCAGTTATCATACTGTATCCTGATAGAAATTCTGTGCCAACATTTGCCCAAGTCGCAAATAGTTCCCAGCTCACTTGGTCACCGTCATTTGCAGCTTCGTCCGGCATCCAATGAACATGCGGATAAACGTCTGTATTCAATTTTAGACTGTGGGGCAGCTGAACAATAATGTGCATCTCATCGTCAACTGCAAATTTATCGCCGTACAGCACTGCTGAAAGACCCGTTAAATCTTCGAATGTTGGAGGCGTGCCGCCAGAGCGAACAGCTACGGCTGGAACTTGTGCATCTTTGAAATGCACAGGCGAAGTAAATACGCCATTGCCCACAATGTCCTTTTTCATGGCTTTATTCCTTTATGTTGAAGAGGTCTTGTGTGTCGGCTCCTGAGTCCTGCACAGATTTCACCAAACCGCAGCGAAGTGTGTTCATTGCAATCATAGCCCGACTTCCAAGCGCTCGAACTCCTGTTAAGTTGGTCTTTACTCCGCCAGAAATGATGTTGTGTGCAACTTGATTGTCGTCCCCCGATAAGTCAATAGCTCGAATATTGGCGTTGTCGTTGATGTTGTTTATGAGATTGCCCACGATACTGCAGAGCGAAAGAACGTAAATTAAATCTGTTGGTCCTGTAACTGCAAATCCGCCTGCGTCAATTGTGTTGTTACAGAACTTCGAATTGTCATTTAGTATGATTTTGGATTGACCGGCTGTCCAGCCTCCAACTAATCTGATGATATTTGAAAGAATTGCTGCAACACTTGATGCGACAACAGAAATAAAATCTGCATTTTGCATGTCGATTTTATTCTCGCGAAACAACGAGCCAGTTCCGAGCCAAATTGCAACATATCCAGAAGCTGTGGACACTATTTCGTTGTTCTCAATTTTGCAATTCTGACTGTAGTACTGGTCTGTTGTAAATCCGCCTGTGAATTTCGAGCTTTTTACAATGAGATTGTTGCCGTTGTGTTCAAAACGGCCTGCAGAAAAACTGCAATTTAGCACTGTCATATCGTGCAGAAGATATTTGCTGGGCGACCCAGCATTTTCAACAACTCGCACGAGAGCGCTTCCTGTGAAAACTCGTTCCAGCCAGATGTTCTGACAAGCACTTAAAACACGAAGAAGTGCATTGGCGAGGATGTAAGTATGTATGCTAATGTCCACTAGCTTTACACCGTTTCCTGAAAGGCGCATAAAATTGTAGTAGCTGGATATGGCAATATCGTTGTATTCAACTCGAAGACCTTGAATAGTTGGAACACATGCATCAGTGCCGCTGTTGCTGAAATCGAAAATGTCCCATTTGCCGTTCGCTATTGAAAGCTGATAATCTCGTAGAATGTACACGCCTTCAAATCGAACACCAGGCGAGTAGGACAAAACAACTAAACTGTCTGCACCTGCCACAATGTTGTTGCAGCCGCAAGAGCGAAGAGTGAATTTTTTGAAACTGCTCCAGTCTCCACCAGTTAACGACATTGCTTTATTATATGTCCACTCTATCTTCAAATTGTCTGCAATAACAGCAGAACGTATCATTGATGGCGATGTCGAACGAAATAGATATAAGTTGATGCCGTTGTTTATAAAGTTAATAAACTGGCATCCAACATCTGTGTAAGTTGTTGGAACTGTTGCAGTCAACGTTATCTGTGTTGCAGAATTAACAGCTTGAACAACATAGACCACAGATTCAATTTTTATACGTGAACCTGCTGACAAATAATCGTTGAAATCGAATCCGGAAGCAACTGTAGTAACAACAGCAGATGATGCAGTAGTTCTGATAAGAATGGGCGAAACTTCTTCTCCTGTAATAAGTACATCGAGCAGTCGCACACGCGGAGAACTTGGAAGGGACGGCGCAGCCATGTTTGACCCTTCAAAATTCACTGCCCAAATCTGATATATACTTCCTGCGTTGGACTTCCTGCGATACACTCTAAGATTCTGCAGAGTGTAGTCCATTGCTGAGTCAGGCGAAAACTTTACTGTAAGAGCTTCTTGACTGCCATTGTCTCCAGTCATAATAATGGATAGATTTGAGACTTCCATTCTGTTCACAATAATACGCTGAATTACGCTTGCAACAGGAGTGCCAGCCCAGCAAAGGCCTACTTTTACACCTGCCACATTGATAGACCACGGGCCTGCTCCAGCGAAATTAACAATTATCTTAGTTTGATTAGGTCCGGCTCCAATAATGCGACAGGACACTTCAAGACGATGAGTTTTTGTGAGTGTGAGAGTTTTTGGTGCGAGACGAATTGTGTACATCGTCGTTGGATGAGCGTTGACATACGCAATTGCAGCATCCAATGTTGAATAAACAAATCCGGCAATGTCCCCTGCAGTCCAGTCAGGGTCGACATAAATTTCTTGATATATACTTAGCAATGTGTTGCAGTTATTCAAGGCATCCTTCACAGAAGAGCCTGGAATTACACTGTCATTGCTGACTAACGACGCTGCATAGTCGCCACTTTGTGCGTGGATGTCGCCCGTACGAGTGAAAACAGAGGAAACAAGCCCAGCTGAAGCTGTGTCCACCCAAGCAACTGTTGTTGAATCCCACACCCAAACGGTGTCAGTCGAGCCAACAATAGCGTAGTCGCCGTCGCTGCCGATAGGATATGCAGCAATCAAAGCTGCATTATCGACAAACCAGCCTTTGTTGTGAGGGTCAACGCCTTGCACTTTCGGATAACTGTTTATGGCAACCATGAAAGAACTCCTTTGTTTTTCGTCAATCAGTCGTGATTACGCTCGAGACGGCAAGTAAACCACGTACACCTTGAATGTTGCGTTGCCTCCAACGACGGCCCAACGAGCTGCGATTTTTTCCATCAAGGGCTCTGTGCAGGACGCGATAAAGGCTGGTGTCGCTGCAACATCGGTTGCATCGACGTCGAGAATTTCGGCAGTGTCAGCCATCTCACCGGCCACATTACCTTGCTCTAGCCAGACAGAAATCTTTGCAGCAGGGTCAATAGCAGAAACGGCCAGTATCAACACAGAATTCGAGTAACGAGCGTTGTTTTTCACAGTTCCAACACCCGCACCCGCTCGTGCTGCAGACGGCAAAAGTTCGACGTTTTCCATGACGATTTATCTCCTTCTTCTTGTAACTTTTTCTCGTCGGATTAACAACGCTTTTGCCCGACGAGCACGAATGATATGTGGCCGTGTTCCTTCTTCGACATATCGGGCATAAGCCACGTTTGTGCCCAACGTCATTGAGAACGCTGTTTCATTCACGACGTTCCAACTATTTCGTAAAAGGCCACCACGATACGAGCCCACAGGACAGGCCTTTTTAATTTTTGCCAGTGCTAAAAAGCCAACTTCTCGCACGACTTTATTAACAATAACTGCCATCTTCTCTCGTGTAGCAGCTGGCGTTCGCATCAGAGCGTTTGTAAGAGCTTGTTTCAGCATGCTCGGCACCTGCTCACGAATTTCTTTCGTATAAGGATTCGGTTTCGTGCCCGGATGATGCACGGACTTATAAAAGGAAAAAACTGTTTTTCGTCCGCCCATTGGCTTACTCCAAGTACACTAGCCGCACATCGTATTTTAGCTGCACGACGTTGCGGTCTTCTCTGTCCACATTTTCATCGGACGAGTCACTTGTTTCCGTAATGCGAGCGACTTTCAAGTTCGTATCCGATAAGTTTTTGGCTGTCAACAGCCGAATCAAATGGCCGTAAATTGTGTTTGCAACAGTTTTTGAGTCCACAGCACCGATATAGAATATCAACGTACCAGTGCCTTTACGTGTCTTCGGATTATAGCTGCGAGACGGCCAACCGTAAGTGATAGCGTTGTGACCTTTCTTCTCGGCCTTGTCGTATGTAGGAGTCATATTCGTTTTTGGAACAAGAGCGAGAAGTTGAGCGTCGGCGGACAGAACCGCAAGAATACGGTCATAAGTATATTCAAACGGTCCACGAATTGGCATATTATTCCTCCGCCTGCATACGACTGAATTCCGCAATTAAATGATTGAATGTGCCTTTATAGTCGTTGTATTTCACGACACTTTCAATGCGGAACTTTTTGCTGTCGTACGTAATCATATCCAGTTCCAACACGTTTGTATCCGTTGTGAACAGCTGCCCCACTAATTCAATTTGTCGACCGTTAAGTTCAAGCATTTGTGTTACGGAGTTGAACTGTACGTAGCAGGATACATTTCGGAGAACAGCAGAGGCATACTCGAGCTTAGTTTCGTTTGTGCTCGGGTCAACGGACTTAACGGGCCGTCGTAGCACAACTGTGTGAGGTTGCCGAATAGTAAACATTTATTTGCGTTTTTTGCGCTTTGCGTTCACTTCTTCGGCTTTTGGCGTTTCCACACGTTCTAAAACAGCTGTGTCGTGCTTTGGCTCTTCAACAACTTCCGGCTCCGCTGATGTCAACAGCTCTTCGGGCTCTTCGATTTCTGGCTGTTCAATCACTTTATCGTCGAGAATTTCGACTTTGCACTGGCCGGAAACAATCATCAGCCGCTTTAGGTCCATCAGCTGAAACTTGGTTGTCACCGTACGTTCGGCAACACTGTTTTTGAAGATGTAACCACGAAGACCGCCGTTATACTGCACCCATCTTGTCAATGTCACTCGTACTGTGACGGGCAAATTCAGATGCAGAATTTCATAAGGTTCTTTTATCAACGCCATCGAACTAACTCCTTTTAAATGGACAAAAAAAGAATGAGCGCCCCCAAGTAAATGGAGGCGCCCATCCGTAAGTTGCCCTAGTTCGTGACGCTGTTCGCGACTGAGACCGACTTCGTGGACTTGGCCGTTGCGCTCGCGTACCACTTTACGCGATAACGACGAGCGTCCGCACCTTCCACAATGCCCACCTCTTCGACCACGATTCCGGCGTTTGTGCGCGGCATAAGGCCGTGGACGCCTTCATCTTCGTCGAATGACGCGCAGAAAAGCTGCGTCAGTGTGCCGGCTTGGCCCAAATTGATGGGAATGTACTCGTTCTTGAGTATCGGAATGCCACGATACGTCGGAACGGGTCCGGTAATTCCGGGCACGGTGATGTGAACGGGGTCGGTACCACCCAAGTTGCGGCACAGTTCGTAGAACGAACGAATTGTGCGGCTGTGCATCAGGAATGCACGATTCATGTTCTTCTTGCAGATGTCGACCAGCTCGTCCAACATGGCGAACGAGAGGGCGCCGGTGGTTGTGGCAATCTGAGCGGCAAAGGCCGCGGAAGCCAACAACGACCGGAGGCCGTTGAATTCTTCCGGTTTCGCACCACCGCCCAAGTTGTTGTCTTGGTCGCCGTTAATGAACTTGTCAGAGAACGCTCTGCCGACAGCTTTGGACGCCAGCTGGACTTGCTTGGCCGCTTGTGAGCCCAAGTCACTCAACTGAGTCTCGATAAAGCTGTCCACTTGGACGTCGTCCAGAATGGCTTTGAGCTTGACGTCGATTTCATCGAACGTGCCGGCCGTTTCGGTCAGGACTGCGTTGGGCAGCTTGAACGCCGCAGTCGGCAGGGTTTTTTCACGGTTGAACGTGTAGGTCTTGCCGGTAAAGCCCACGAAGGGCAGCCGAGCAAAAACTTCGTCAATCGTGATGATTTCTTCGATGATAGACGCAATTAGCCAGTTGTTGGACAACTTTTCTGCTTCGGCGAGAAGTAACGCCATTGTGAGAACTCCTTAAACTGTGCAGCAGAGCGTAGCATCGTTACTGTTGTGCCAGCTTCTGCTGTCGTAGTCCTTCTGCGATTTTCTCCTGTCGGGACATTCCTTCGGGAGAACGTCCAGACGGACTGCCGGCCGGTACACCCGCGCCAGTTCCACCAGCCCGCTTGGACCGGAACATGTACTCGTAGTCTTTATTCTCTCTGAGGTGCTTGACGAACTCCTCAATCGGAAGCAGCACTTGATGTGGCTGGCCATTGATAGTTTCAATAGCTTTGACCTTGACCGAGTATTCCCCAGTCGGTTTGCCATCTTTGTCCATCACTTCGTCCAGCACAGCATCCGGAGCAATTAACGGCAAGAAATGGCTCGGCACGTGTGCAAACGGCTCGACGGCCCGAATGACCGCTTCGTTTATCATCTTCGACTTGAACTTGCCTTCCCACATTTGGGCTGACTTTGTGTGCTTATCAATTTCTTCTTTTGCCTTCGCCCGCTCGAGCTCCGATTCTTTTTTCCGACGTTCTTCGACGGACATCAGTTCAGTGTTGAGCTTATCGAGTTGAGTCGTCAACTCTGCGCGTTGTTCTTCGGATTCGTGCGCAGACTTCTGCAGACGCTCGAGTTCGGTGAGCCGCGTACGAATTTCTCCTTTGAGCTTGCGCCGTTCTTCAGCCACAATACGACTGACTTCGTCCTGCGAAAACGTTCGATTTTTGTCTCCTTTTGAAGTCGATGCGGCATCGTCACCCAAATCGTCATCGCCCGCTGTAGCTGCGTTTGCACTTGCAGGCGTCACGGTTTTGCCCGAGCCGCCACCAGTCGAATCTCCCGCAAGCGCACCTTCAACGGAGCACACAAACGGATTCGGATTCAAGCCGAGAGCTAATGCGTTGTACCACTTCATTGTTGCACCTCTTTCCCCAGAATTACGTCTCTGGTAAAACGAAAGCCTGCGGAATGCCCGCCGCAGTAGCGGGAATTAAGCACGTTCAATTAGAGTTGTATTCGGGTCCATTATCCACGGCGACAAAATGTTCAATGCTTCCATTGAGTTATATGCGCCGCGGGTTAAACGAAATGCGTTGAGTGAATCGGAGAATGAAACGGAGGCTTGACCTGTGGACTCTGCAGTATGCTTTGATTCTTCGGCCAACGATTCCAATGTAATTCCACGCGATAATTGAAGAGCGATTTCGCAGCAGGCTTGAAGTACTTCATCCGGAATCGCTGTATCGCCGCCACGTGGAAATTCTCGCGCTTGTGTGTCGACGCTTTTTTCTCCCACGTACAGAACGCGGTCAATCATACGAGTTGCGGATTTTAAGTACTTCTGTTTGTCTGCTGAGGAAAGAGCGGCCCATTCAACTGCGCCCGGACTTGCTGTCTCGGCCATGTATGCATTTGCATAAGTCTCGTCGGCATACGATGTTATTGCTACGTACGGCAAATTTCTTCTCCAATCATCAACACTTAGAAACACGCTAACTTAAAACTACACACAGCGTTAGACAAATACAATGATGAAAACGTGATGCTATTCAAGTTTTTTGTGCAGTTGAATGTCGTACATTGCACCCTAATATCCACCTAACTCGAAACTCGATTTAAACGATTTTGATGGTGGGATGCATAAATTACGGGGTCGACCCGTAAACACGCCTTAAAATCGATTCTAGGCGGTGATTTCACGGTCCTACAAGGATGATTTGAAGTCACAAAAGTTGGCTGGATTTAGCTGAGTGACCAAAATGGTACACACTAGGCCGGATTAACACTTTTTGGCTGGGTCACAGCACTTGCAAAACGAATTCCATTATCGCCAGTATAAGGCCTGTCATGTTTGCGACCTTCAAGCCAAATGACTTTCGGAATGCCCTTTGGAAAAGCGGCACAAGTAAAGACTTCTTCTTTTTCATCCCAGTCCTTGAAATGCTTACAGAAACAACAGTCGGGTGCAGGATATGTAACCATGTTTATCCGTCCTTGTAAAATCGACCCAAATAGGCCTTGCGAATTTTTACTGTGTGCTTGTCAAACAACTTTTTCAATTCCTTAACGGATTCATGCTGCAGCTGCTCGGGCGTGAACTGCAGTGATGTGAACGCTTCTGCATATAACTCTTCTCTGTTTGTCGCAGCATACTTACTAATTTTAGCTGCATCCTTTTTGTACTTTGTTTTCCACTTCTCAAGGTCCATTTTAAAGTCGCTGCGAGCTTTACTAACGTGAGCTGCAGGCTCGTTTGACATTATGCCGGCATCCATTAGATGGGCAGACTCGTGCGTAACGACGGACACAGCTTTTTCAGCGCCAATCGGATGGAATTTCGCAGCAACATCACGCTTCAAACGTGCCTCAAGGTCTGTGAGCTTGCCCATTTTACTCGCATTTATATGCATACTTGACCCGCCCCACACCATTGCATAATACGCTTCGTCTTTAACTGTGTCGAAAGTGACGAAGGTAGTAAACAACTCTGGCCGTGCGGCAACTTGTTTTCGCAGCTCCTCTGAATAAGCTGTCGCTGCATCCAAATCCAAGCCGTTGAGTTTTACCTTCACGCCCGGTATCAGTTTTTCCATATACTTGTTGAGGTCCTTCACCTTCGTGAACTGTGGCACAGGCTGGTCAATCTTAGACAAATCTACAGTAGGGCCGTCCATCCACGGCGACGAAAAGACTCTGTTGCCAATACGGTTTGCTTCGACGGACGTTTGCCGTACTAACAAATGATGAACGTCTCGAAGTTGCGGAGTTGTTGCTACGTTCGCGTTTGCAATTTCATATAAACGCTCAGCCTGCGACGAAGTCAAGTTGCTGATATACTCCGAATCCATGTGCATAATTGCCGTTATCTGCTCAGTAGAACCTGCTTGCATGTTTTCAATACGCTGCACTTCCATTTCGTATTCATCTGTTGCTGCAGGAGGAGGCGTATTTGAAACAACTGGCTCAGGCTGTGTTTCAATATTTGGCTCGCCCGTTACGTCAGACATTGGCGTCGATTCAACAGGCGGAGGAGCCGTTATGGTAACTGGAGAACTTATGCCACGTTCTTCCAGCATCTGCTTAACTTCTTCGTCTGTCTTTGTCGACATATCGTTTCGCAGCACGTCCGGAATTGTGATTTCATCCTCTTTCCATTTTTCAAATTTATAACGAGAACCCAGCACATTCTCCTGCGTAAGTTCAGGCTGGTCCTTTAGCCACTTCTCGTATTCCACATCGAAGTCCAGCTCCACATTACGATTCTTTATAATACCTTCAGGCGTCACGTACTCCTCTTTTGCTGACTTGTGTGCTTTGTCCAGTTCCTTATTCATATCGTCGTTATAGAATATCGGTATTGTTGTGGAGCGACAATTTGGATGTGCTGGAGGAGCTGTAAAGCCACCAGGGAATGTCTCGCCTAGTTTAATACGTTGCTTGTGAAGTGCTGCACATATACGGCTCGTGTGAGAATCCAGCACGGAGCACCACTCATAGCCTGCAATGATATCAGCATTTTCATCGTATGCTGCAACGGAACCTTCATTGTATGCAGCGACCACATTTGTTCTTGTAATTCTCATCGCTTGGGCAGCTTCCATATTTAAGTCGTCCCGCAGACGGCGATGCATGTCAAAGAAGCTCTCGCCGCCCACCATGCCCTGCGTCAAGTCGTTTTGAATTACTTTTGTTGTGTCGCTGAACACTCCTTTGAATACTTCGTTTGGGTCAGAGCCCAATACTGGTTTGGAAATCATGGCTTTGACAGCTGCTTCAGGAAACTGTGTATAATTGATATTTGCTACGTTTGCAGCTTCTAATGACACTAAAACATCGTCCTGACCCCGCCCCCAGTACGCTTCTTTGGCGGATTTCACCGACCGGACCATGCTTTTTGCATACTTTTCTGATTCTTTTGCAAGCGAGACTTCGATTTCCGTTAATCGCTGCTGCGCCGAAACGGACATAACCATATTCTTTTCTTCGTTCGTGAAGTTTTTCAGCAGATTAATCTGCTCGAGAGCGCGGTCTCTGTAGCGCAGCATTTCCCGCAAGACAGCCCGTTCCTGTTCTGATGGCTCAACTATAGCCATCAAACGCCGCTGCATAAGCATACGTGCGAACTTATTTGGCTCGAAGTCTCGCAACGAAGCCATTAGAACTCCTTGCCGTGTAACGGCGGCCGTCCTTCGTTATACATCATCTTTGCCAGCACTGCCTCCGCCAGCCGCAAATCGAATCCGTGTGCGTAATCCATTACACGGATGAGCAAATCGGCCATTTCGATTTCGACCGAGCTGAATGTGGGGCAGTGTTCGTCTGGCGGATTGCCGTGCCGCTGGGCTTCCAGCGCTTCCGAAAGTTCGCTATGCATAAGGGCAATCATCTCACCCTTGTTGCGGCGACTTTCGTCACGCCAGAAGCCCTTGTCGGCGGCTGTTGTGTGAATAGCTGTAGCAATTATCCGCAACGTGCGGATGAAGTCATCACGCACATCATCGTTGATGTCGCTCATGGTTTTACTCCGTAATAGGCGCTGCGTCAGTGTTAGGCGTTTGGCCTTCCGCTTCAAGGTCCGCTGCAGCCTGTTCAGCAGTGTTGACGTCCACTGGAGCGCCACCGTTAGCGATGTTGCCCAGCATTCTGTTCACGTCTTCATTCTGCTGCTGTAAGGCCGCCACAGCTTCTTCAGGTCCAAAGCCGGCCAATTTGCTGGCCGTTTGTGCTGTGACTAGCTTGTTAAGCACGTACTGGACGAGCGTCTTTGCCCGCTCTATGTCTGTGTCCCAGTATTTCAGCTCGTCAATTTCCTTTTCAATACTGGTCAACTCTTCGGGCGTGGCTTTGCCGTTCAACAGCGTACGGGCAATGGCTTTGCTCATCGTTTTGTAGTACGTTGCCGACTGGACTTGACTTCGTAGTGTGGATAACTCCTTTGCTTCTGCACGGACTTCCGAATCCGTATGCACATTGAATGTGCGAGGATATGTGATGCCTGTTTGCGTCGGGTCATCGCCCATTAGACTGGCCATGATTTCCGCAATGGAGTTCTCGCCCGATTCCAGCACGCTAGCGATGTACGCCAACGCAGCTTCTTCGCCAATACGGTCTGCTTCTTTTGATGCACCCGATTGCTGCAGGGCTGATACACTCAAGGATGTCAAGGCCGTCTGCGTAATCAATCGCATATCCTGAATCATTCGCTCCTGCTTTTTAATCGAAATTTCAACGTTGGCAGAGCTGGGTGAAATCCACGACGGACGTTCTGTGCCTACTGCGTACTTAATGCCTCTTTGATGACTGTGCACTTGCTCGTTCAACGCCATCAGCAGCTTCAAATCCTTAGCGGATTCGACCGAACCATCGTGTGCCAGCTGCGTGTATTTTTCCCGCATATCCATTTTCGGGTCATACTGCTGAGTCCAAATTGGAAAGTTCGCAGCACACAGGAACGATGTGTCTTCCGAATTAAGATTCAGCAGAGCCACTTGCATGTTGGCGATGTCGGTCATCAACGGCTGAGCGATTTCGAAGAACACGTACGGAATACAAGGCAGCACCAACGTGACATCACTCACAACGGTGCCAATCTTGTCCAGCAACACTACACGTACACCGCCGTTATTTGGAAGAAGCTGGGCGTAGCGATAGCGCACCGTCAGCCCGCTCGTAAGGCCGTACTTATCGATGCTTGGCATCCACTCCTTTATCAGGATTGTAAGCAGATGGCCGCTTTCAGGACATTTTGTCCACGACAACATATTCTCCCGATGGACGACAAACAGAAATGGTGTCTTTTCGGCATCGTCCGCAGCAGTTTCGTTAGCCGCTTTTGCTGGAGCATCTATCCAGACGCCCACTCCGCCAAGCGACAACAAGTCAGGAAGCAGTTGCGTTGCCACAAAGGCGGACATACTGGAGCCTTTGCGGTCCACGTTATAGCGGATAATATCCAAGTATGTTTCCGAGCCTTCGCGCGCGACATCAGGCATTTTCACTGCAAGGGCATTACGGACATTATCCACAATAGCGCCAGCGTGATTCGGGTTGTACGCCAAGAACAAGCGCCAGTTAAAATCTTCATCCGTCTCGCGCTTGTAGCGCTTGAGATATGTCTTGATGAACGGGTCGCCGCTCTCGTACGTGAGCCTGTACTTTTCCCAGTTGCTGTGCTGTGCAATCCACTGCGGATGACGAGTTTTAATCAGCTCGTTATACGTGCCAACGCTTGCTGCACCGCCAGCAATAACATTTGCAGGGTTAATCACTGCGACAACAGGGAAGGACGATGGATTGCCTGGTCCACGGTCTTTGTTCTGCGGAAGCATTGTCATAGCGGATTATCTCCTACTGTAGTGGTCAAGCCAACGCCTTCCGAAAGGTCCTTTATCGCACGTGGAATATACGAGAGAGTCTTTACAAAGTCAATGTGCCGTGTAGTGCCGCCGACGGGCTTTTTCAAGCTCACCTTGCCGTTGACAACCTTATAGTCCACAGCACCTAACTGTGCAACGAACTCCTTATATTCCTGCGACAAGTCGTTTCGAAACACGCGTACTTGTCCGTTGTTGATTAAACCAAGAAGCGAAAACACATCATCGCACACACTATCAGGCGACGCTTTGTACATATCGACATTCAGAAATCGGTCATTCAAATAAGCCGCAAGCTGCTCGCCCAAGCCACGAGCGTCCACTACAATCTTCAATGGCATCCAGCGCTGAGCCATCTTTAGCAGCAGCTCCTGTTGACCTTCAATGCCGTGCGTGTCTTCGGCATACTTCTTTCCTGTCCACCAAACGATATCGAGAATTCTGCACTGCGGCCATTGATAGCGCATTGCTGCAGGCGAGTAGTCCACTTCTACAATGTACGCCACTGTGCTGTCCCTGCCGCCTGAGGACATATCGTCAGGGTCTGTCACTTCGCCTTCTTCGTGCATACCTGCAACGTCAATGACCATTATGACGGGCAACTGGAAGTTTGGTTTGCTGCGACGAGTGTGTGCGGACTCGAGAATGGACTCAATCTGCCTGCGATTCAAAAAGTGGCCTACTTTGTCAACGTCCTCTAATTTGTACTGTGTTTTAATAATGAAATGGTCTTCTCCCAGACGGTCAATTCTGCTTTGCACGTGCTTAGCATAAGCTGGGTTTAGTTCCATAAATACATCGCAGGGATAGTCCAAGTTCATCTTCTTGCGGCCAGCTTTTAGATTATCTTGACGATATTGATACAGCAAATCGCTCTTGAATCCTGCGACGCCCCACATAAGAGTGGGAGCGTTTGTACTCGCAGTGAATGGCGCTATCTTTTGGTCGAATGTCTCGACGTCAATATCCTGCGCTTCGTCCAGGTCCAAACAAACGTCTGCAGTGGCGCCAACTACGTTCGCGGACTTGTCTGCAGACAGAAAGTATAAGTTCGCACGGCCGGATTCCACAATGTAGCCATAACGTCCTCTCCAATTGGCTACAAGACGTCTGAAGAGATACTTTTCCAAACGTCGTATGCTGTTAACAATTTGCGGTTTCCATGTAGGAGCACAGCGAATCCAGTTGCCGCCCGCTCCAGCATAGCGCTGCAAATAACGGACTTGGCACAGGGCTGCCACTTCGTTCTTTCCTGTTTGCCGCGAAGCCCGAATGCACAACGTGCCATCACGGTCATGGTCAACTAGCTTTTCAACTGCTTTAAGCATTTCAAGCTGGGCTGGATAGAGCGTAATGCCGTAAATCTTTGGGTCGAACTCCGAAGCAGATTGCTGACGCTTTGTTTTCATACTGCGGACAATACGTGCAAGGTCCGTGTACGAGCCACTGAATCCGAAGCCATCCACCATTTGACTCGACCCTTTAGGATGTAAAATCGACAAACAACAAGGCACTATACTGTATCAGACCGTTACAGTTGCAACATTTATTCCGTGCATCAAGTATCAATATCGGGGTCTACTTCTTCTTCGTCATCCAAGTCGGCATCGTCGTCGATGATATCGTCATCGTCAGCCACAAGTGATTCATGTGCTGCACGTATTGCACTGCGAGAAGCAGTGCTTTCAGGTCTTGGCGTAGAGATATCTTCGCCTCCGCAAGTCTTTCTCATCATCTCTTTTACGCCGATAGAACCACCAGTTGTTGCAATTCCTGCACGTGAATAAAAGCTGAGCTCGTCCAAGTCTGCAGCAAAATTGCCTTTCTGGTCGTCGGGAACGTACTTCTCAATCAGCGGCAAGATGCGGCCTAGCACGAGTGCTTTGATGCGTTTCTTGGCGAGGCGTATGCGGCCTTCCAGCTCAGCTGGCTCGTAGTACTTCACGACTTCCAGCAGCATCTTGGCATCGTCGCGATTGAGAGGCCCTTCAAGCAAGGCGTCCACTACAGCTTCGAAGTAGGTGGAGTTCTTCCAGCGCCCACCTGCCACACGCGGACCAACTTTGTCCTGCAGCTTGTGGCGAATTCTCGAGCGGAACGTGTTACGTGCTCTCGACCGGCGTATTGCTGCCGCTCCTGTCTGCTGTGTGGCAGCTCTCGGCTTAGTGTATGCACGATTCTTCTTTCGTGCCACCATTGTGTGTCTCCTTACTGTGTAGCTGTGTAAACTTTACGTTAGCACGAGCCCGTACACACAGGCTTCGTAAAAACCTAAAATAAATGTACAATTTTCAAAATGACTCCAGCTACACAAATCTCTCGTGCGGCGAAAACAGTTTTAGGTCCAAACGAAGAATAAAATTGACAAAATAAAAATAATCATCTCGCTCGGCGTGCAGAAAAATGAGCAATGCAAAACCATTAGAAGAAAAACAAATGTGCACAAAGCCATTAGGAAAAAAAGAGCTGGTGAATTTTCAACAAGAACATCACGATTTCGATACACGAAAGTAGCACAAACAAAAAAAGGAAATGCATGTGACAGTTGTCGGGGAATTTTTTAAAAGGGCTATAGAGCTTTTCTCAAAGCGGTTGAGAGAACTCATCATTTTTCATGCACACAAAAAACAGCTGTTCTCTCTCTCTCTCTCTCTCTCTCTCTCTCTCTCTCTCTCTTAAACAGTTAATTCATCAATCCGTCCACATGCTCGATTTTTGGGCTATAACTTAAGGAAAAATCAGGCAGTTAGCAGCGATTTTTTCGCAAATTTAAAAACCGCAAAAAACGGTGTGGACATGTGGAGTTGTGTAGTTTTTTACTAAATCGCGTTTTTGAATAAGTCCACAAAAAAGTCAATTTTTCAGCAAATTTTTGAGTCGATTCTAAACCGCCGTTTTGGTAAAATACTTCACAACTCCACTGTAGGAACAGAGTTTTGAAAAGGAGAAAAAAATGGCAAAATTTGTTAAAAAATTAACGAACTGGGAAATAAAAATTCGAAAGGAAGTTATGCGGAATCAAAAACGTCGGCGGGAATACACGTGCTTAAATTGTCGTTTAGGAAAAGGTATAACATCTGAGATGAACGTCTTTATTCCCGAGCATAGAGAACGCGGTGACGAAATTCCACTCGAGACTCGTGCTGCAGAAAAATACTGCAAGTCGTGCATTGACGACTTATTCATTAACGTGCAGCCTGCAGCAGGCGAGTGGCATGGCAACAAGCTGTATTTGTATCCGAACGCAGTGACCCTGTGCCCGTACTGTAACACTCTGCAGCCAATAAAGTCCTTTTCCAAATATTGGAATGCGCGTATGTGTGGCGAGTGCAACCGCCGTTATTGTCGCGAGAAAAATCGCAAGAGAAATCCAGAAGCTAAGCAGTATTACAACGACACTCAGGAGCAATTTGCACGCATTTTGGATGCCATTCAACGGGCAAAACAGCTGCGATATCGCCGTCGCAAGCAGAACACGCTGACAAAACAGCGAAAAAAGGAATTGGAGAGAGAGGAAAGAAAAATTCGTAAAGGTGCAAAATTTTTGGAAAATTTGACGATGAAGGATGTAATTGCTGCAGGCAAAGCAAGTTACAACCGTAAAAAATATCGAGAAAATCGCAAAAAAAGAGAAAATGGTGTGCCCATAGAGTGAGAAAGGCGATATAGTGTATACAGTGTAGGATGAGAACTAAAAACCGTTAAAGGAGCAAAGCAATGAAGACAAAACGCAGCAATCCACACAAGGTCGCAGTAGAAGCAGCGAGGGCAATCGGCCGCAAGTGGGACTGGAAGAATCATCTCAAGTGCAGCTGGACATACAAGTGGCTGACTGGCTTTGACGTAGCGAGAGCAGAGCATTTCGCAGCAAAAATGCGGTCAGCCGTCGGCACGGACGTTCAGGGCGTGAAAATTATTGCGCGAGAAACACATCTGACTTACCGTTCGGTGACGATGTTCGCAGTGTTCCTCAACATCAAACGGACGTCGCCACAAGCAACACAGTTGGCGGACACCACGCGCCACATCTTTTAGCACGAGAAAATGAAAGGAGCAATTGAGAATGCCGGATAGCAGCAAATACAAGTGGGTTGAACAGCGTTTGCCGCCGGACTTTCCTGCAGCGAACGCCCGTTGTTTTGAGGGCACAAATCCGCGCACAGGCCGTGAACTGACAGTGCTTGTTTCGCAGGATGCGGGCCGTTGGCATCTCAGTATTTCAAGCCCATCCACAAATCCAAGCTGGGAGGACATTACAGAGGCCAGATACAGATTCTTGTCAGCGGAGGCATTTATGGTGATGTGTCTTCCGCCAAAAGAATTCTACGTGAACGTGCATCAGCACTGTTTTCACCTGTGGGAGACGCAGGACATTCATCTTGTCAATCTGAACAAAGGAGGCTAATAATGAAATGGCTCTTAATTTCCGAAGAAACAGTGGCGACTTTACGTGTCGCTCTGGAGCAGCTGGTTGACCAAGCGAAGGACGATTACGAAGAATCGGGCTGTTCGTACGAGAAGGAGCAGCATCTGGAATCGTTAAAGGCCACACTGCACGAACTGGATTCCGGCACTCACAATACGGATGCAGTGCCAAAGGATTATGCTGAATCGAAAGGAGACCAACATGGACCGCAGCAAATACTTGAATTATTGCAGCAGTCGCTCGTGATGGCGCGGCATTTTGCCGAGCAGCCATATCCGAATCACACGTGTGGCCCAGAATCCAATTGTGACGGCCACTGTATGGATGTAGCTGCGGACCAAAAGTTCATTACAGAGTTGGAAACAGCTGTAAAAGAATTGCAAAGTCCGGCTAAGGAAACACGATAAACATGCAACCCGACAAAAACACAGCTAATCTCTGGAAGAAAAAGCCAGTCGCAGCAGCAGCGGCAAAGCCGGGCTCGTTCGTAATGCCGTTCGGGAAATACAGAGGCCGTACGCTGGACCAAATAGCTGCGGAACATGACGGCGAAGAATACTTGGACTGGCTCATCGGCTGGCTGGAGGAAACGAAACAGAAGGATTCACAAGCGTACAAGAAAACCGTCGAATACATGGACTCTTAGCACGAAAGGAGCACAGCAGTGGAACAAAACATGGACTATAGCTGCAGTTTCGACAGCGACGTGAAGGAGCAGCCGACTATACTTCGCTTTGGACAGAAGGGCGACCTCAAGGGTGCTGCAACGGCAAAAATAGTGCCAGTGGCGACACGGTTTCAGCGTCTGTTTGACTGCTTGGCGGAGACGTTCGCGAAGACATTCGGAAAGAAGGCAAGCCTGAAAATAGCTCATTTTCCCCATCCCTCAGGAGCAGAACTCGTGTTTTTGGTCGTCCAAGCCTTCGAAAGGACGTTCGTAATCACAGAGTCTGCTGCGATGAAGGTGGTCAAACACGGCGGAGAA